CCTGTAGCTACTGCGTATACGGTACCATACTTTTCATTCCGACCTACGAATGTTCCACCGTTCCAGGTTTCAACTTTTATCCATGCTTGTGTTTCCTCGTAAGCTGCTATCTGTTGGTACGTCTTTGTTATCTCGTCCTTACTGAAATCAAAGGTTACAGAGTCACCTACGTTAGAACGTGAAGCTACAACGACCCAAGACCCGTTAATAGGGTTCTTAACTTGTAACTCTACGTAATGAAGGAATGAGCTAGATGCCCTGTTAATCGTTACAGGTAAACTGTTAACCCCCGCTGTCCAACTTACGTTAGATGAAATAGTACTTGCTCGGGGGATGTTGTCCATATAAGCTGTTGTACTACCTTCGTTAATGCTGAATACATTTGTATAACCACTAGCCCCGATACGAAAGTTCTTCGTACCGTCAGCATTATGATTAACTCGAACTGAACCACTTACAACCAATGTGTTAGAGTTCTGTGTAATTGAGAAGCTTGTAGAGTTTACTACCTCTTGTCCGTCTAAATAGATACCGAATGTACCACTACCATATGTTGTATACCCTGAATTGGTACGAGAGAACCGCATCTCTACAGATACGGTACTATAGTTCTCGTTTGTGTTTGCTGTACTCCACCAGTTAACCCTACCTTTGACGTAGGTGTTACTAGTCGATAAATCAAAACCTCCACTTGCCATGCATGTTTCCTCCGATCATTATTAAGTGTTGTTAGGTACGAATGCCCAACCCGTAGAGTTCGCACTCTGTATAGAAAGGATTTTAATATTTCCTAGTGTAATCTCACTTGTTGCTCGAAGCTTTTTCGTTACCGTTTCATCACCATTCAAGTAGAATACTTTCTCGAATGTACCGTTATTTTGGTAATATCCTGCGAACTCGTACGGTGTGATTTGAGTGAACCCAATTTCACTTCCGTTACCGTCAATCTGAGATACACGGATACCGTTAATGTTCATACGGATGTTCGTGTTGTACAGCTCGCCCGTAGCTAGAGTCCATTGTAGGGCAACGTCCCCGATGTTAAGCATGATCCCTGAAACGATTGCTTCTACTTGAGGATATCCGATGAAACGTATTCTAACTTTGTCTTTAGTAGATGTGAATACCATGTAACGGGCTTCGAATCCGTTCGTTGTTACATCCTTATTGTCTGCTATTTGCGTTGTTGTAACCCAGTTTGTACCATCATACTCCTGAACTTGAATCCAAAAACGATAGTTAGAGTCTCCACCTTTTGTCATCTTATTCAGGTACCAACCTAATGTATAAGGTTGTCCAGGAATAACAGATATATCTTGTGTAATCCCTTGCTGTTGCCCGTTAGCTTTAAAGTAGAACCCTTTACCGAACCCTAGATTATCTAGTGACGCATTCGCAATTGTGTCTACTTTGTACGCATTAATTAAGCTCCAAAAATCTAGGTCACTATACCCGATAGAGTTCTTAATTAAGTTCATACCGCCTGTTGCAGAGAACTTAGCAGTGATGTCTGTAGCAGTCTGTTTCAGCTCAGATTTCGTTGCGTATGGAGTGAAGTCTAGCTTGTCCATAGCATCTTTAATCTTACCATCTACTGCACCTGATACGTTTCCTAGTTCATCCTTAGTAGCAAGGTTCCCTAAGTCACTAGCATTTGCCTTGTTCTTTAGAGCTAACGTATACTCTCGTGAATTGAAGACTGTATTCGTGATAGAGTCATCCGTAATCTTCTGTTCTGCATTGGAGATACGTTTTACCATAGACGGGATAATGTAACGTGTGTCCTGGTTAACTGTAGCCAAGTTAGTACCGTACTTAATTGTTCCTTTTGTGATCGGTGGAGTCCAATCAGGGAAGTAAGTACTTACAACGTTATCGCTTGCTAGTAACTCTAGTATACCATCAAATTCGACTGTCTCTTGAACTGCGTCTACAAGCTGATAAACAACCTGGTAGTAGTTTATAGATTTATCACTAATCGATGGTGACGGTTCCGTTGGAGCAGTGTTACCTGCTACGGTAGCACGAGATAAATCTTTGTCTCCTACTGGGTACCACTGCTTAGTTCCTGAGCCTGGGTACAGACCTCCGAAGGTACCATTACATACTCTCCAACCTAAGAAGTAGGCATTAATATCTTCCTTGCTAGGACTATATGCTTCAGCCCAACCACTATCGTTATTATCGATAGAAAACCACATCTTATCGAGAGTACCGCTTGTTGAATAGGTGTTTGCGTGTAATTGCCCATCTTTCTGTAAGAGTGTCCCATCTGCCTTAACGACTGTTAGAGAATTACTATTTGCGGTAGCATAAGCAAAACCGTCAGCTCTTACACGGGTTACTTTCACGAGGTTCGTATCAACCCAAGGTGTTGCCACACTACCTGATTCGAATTGTATCTTTCTCATGTTCAGTTTCTTCCCTGTCGCTGCTGTTCCTCTAGGGAAGTAAACACGTCCGAACATTCCTTTAGCGTTACTTGGGATCGTAAATGTTTTGTATAGACGTTTCCATGCGTTAGCTGCTCCTACAGAGTTAGCATCCCCTTTATTCTCAATCCAGTTTGTCCCGTCATGGTGCCAAACAGAAATGTACGCCCCTGCAATCTCACAGTTTACATCTGCGGAGAATGTAACTGTCTCTCCTACAGAGAACATATGCAAGTTCATATCATATGAACCGATTTGATAGAAGCTGTCACTTGCATCTGTAGATGTTAGTTCAAGATAGTCACTGACGAACTTTGATGTAGCTCGACCTAGCGTACCTCCTGTACTTGAGTTATCGAATAAGTATGGCATAACGTTACTACAGCTAGAATTTACGACTCTGTTTACTCCGTCAGTCGATAGTCCGTTAGTAGAAAATGCCCATGTCTGCTTATCGTCTAAACGAACATCCATCCATTTCTTTTCTTTAATAGCTGCACCGTTTGTGTTCCAGTAAAACTTATCGTTGTTTGTTCCGTCCCCGTAGAATTTACCCCAAATAGTAAGGTCAGTGCCACTTGTGAATAATGGGTTTGTTACAGGACGGATACGATTACCCATACCTGCCCATGCATCTTGAGGTGCGGGAGTGTACGGAGTTGCCTTCGTATTGCGCTCTACTTTAATCTGTGCGAAGGATACACTACCATTTCGTCTAAGCCAAATGTAAGGATACGGGTTAGTAAACCCGTCCTGTGCACAGGCAGCAGTAGTCTCGAATTTAATCCACTTATTTTTCTCCACCGTAGTCCCTATAGCAGCGAAAGGGAATCCGTTAACGTTAGCTCCTGTACTGGTAATACCTTTGATTTCGATACCGATACCTGCGTCAAGGGTTACATCTGTATTTACACGATAGTAGAACGAGAAAGTAAATGTCTCCCCTCGTGCGATACTAGTCAGACCTATTGTGTCTTTTAAGTTCTGTGAGAAACCTTTCCACACATCCTGCAAAGCTCCTGTAGATTTAACTGTAAGGAAGTTACCTACTTCAGGGTCGTTACCTAGTACACCGTCTGCGGCTCCTGCGTTCATGTAGTACGCTTTACCTTGGCTAAAATCACCATTACGGAATAAGTTCGTACTTGGTAAGTTCCAACTATCTGTATGATTACCCTCGAACTCAGGGAGCCCTAAAGTAGCGATAGGTGGTTTAATAGTTACAGGGTTCGCATAGTTAACAGTAGCATGGTTTCCTACTGTGCTAATAGCTGCAATCGTTTCGTCTTTCATCTTCCCTACTTCGCTATCTGTGTACTCTTTCTGTCTATCCTGTACCTCAATTTCGAATAGCGCATAGCGGTTGTAGTATTCATTCCACTTAGCATTCCATACGCTTCTGTCGATGTTAATAGTTGCAGATGACGTAGTATCCCAAGGCTTAACAGGTGTTAATGAAGTAAGATACGTTACTAGCGCAGTGTACGCATCTCCTAAAGGCTTGTAGTTCACGCTTGAAGTTAGGTTCATCCCGATCTTACGTGCAGTTCTACGGACAGCATAGAGCTTACCTGCATTGTACGCATCTGCATCGATTTGAGCTAGTGTAGGCATTGCTTCATTATAGTTAAGGAACTTACCTACGATGTCGGCAATATACCCACGAACTAAGCTACGTTCGAAACGAGTAATCTTACCATCGCTACCTAGTGCGTCTAAAGAGTCTGCAATCTGATCCACTTGCCCCTGGTCTGCTACGTTAAGTCCAAAACTAATGTTAGAATACCATACAGTACTTCCTGTTACGTCACGGTTGTTAAGGAATGCTATCTTTACACCCGCAGTTCCCCATGAAAACTGATTCTGTGCATCGTTACCTGTATTGTTTAGACCGCTAATTACACCTGAGTAATTTGTCCATGTTCCAGGGATAGCTGCGTTTTGTACTGCGATGTAACGGAACCCTGAGCCGCTGCTACCTTGGCTTAGTTTTGTTCCTGCTTTAACTAACGCTTTATTCCACGGAGCACGTAGAGTAATTGTTTTATTTGTAGTATTAATAGAACCATCTGCCCATAAGTCCTGAACCGATACATTTCGAGAATAAGTTAATGGTTGGTATTTATACCCAGTGCTACTTACGTAGTCCCAAAAGATTAATTTTCTTTGATGAATCGGAGCAGTGTTTAACCAGTTTGTAACGTTATCAAGATATACAACAGTATCACCAGGCTTTAAATCCTGTGTTAGAGTTGAGAAAGTGCTCTGTACATACATATGGTTCTCTGCATAAATAGGTTGACCGTCCATATCATGCTCGTACACCCCAACGTAATACTTAGCTCCTACGTTAGGATTTGTTTTAGCCCATAAAGAAAGTTTGTATGTTTTACTGATATCTACAGGAATAATTTCATCAGAAAGCTTTTGGTTCGCAGGACTCGAATCTTTAAATGATCCTCCACCTGAATAGGAATCCGAACCGTCAAATTCGAATGCACTGAAGTTAGTGTTATTCCCTAAAGAACCGCCACCATTCGATACAAGGTTGTCCCCTTTAGAGTTCACCCAGTTTTTGTAATCGGCAGAAATTACCCAACTACCTTTTATAAATACGTATAATTGCTTATCTTTATCGTTTAACCATAGCGCACCTTCTGTAGGATTTGGCGGTGGCGTAGGAGATGCAAGTACATCGTTCATGTTATAGATTGTAGCTTGCCCTGTTACTGTAAACTTTGCCATTCATTTTCACGTCCTTTACAAGTAAAGGGAACTTATTTCTAAGCTCCCTTTTAAGTACCTACCTCTATTATAATATAAAACAGCTCTAACTACTTATCTGCGTTCGCTAGTAAATTTGCACTACCGTTTACATCCGTGCTATCTAGGGTGATTGAGTCCCCTTTAATAGTAGGGTAGTTCTTTATTAAGTTACCGCTAGGTGCATATAAAGCCCATGTAAACGTCCATCCTGCGGTAGATACTGATAGACCTGACTGTAGGATTTGTGCTGTTAGAGTGATCGTTCCTTGACCATTCTTGAATACATTTGTACCAATAATGTTCATGACCATTGGGTCTTGGAAATCTCGTGTAACAATAACTCCGCTGTATTTAATCCCAGTACCTGGTGCAGTAGCCACACACTTGAATCCTTGGACACCATTGATTGCCCAGTTACGGATCGTGATAGAAGCAGAAGTAGTTGCAATCGCAGCAGTAGAAGTTGTAGGAATCGCTTCGGCTGTATTGTCAAACTTAGATACAACTACGTTACCTGCACTTGTTGTAATGTCTCCTGCGTAGAACAAGTTAGCCGCAGCAGTACCGATATAAACTCTAGCTTTTGTAACGTTTGCTGCAAAGGCAGGGATTGTCACTCTTAGGTCATTCCCTGTTGTAACTGCTAATTGCGCTTGTGTAGAACCAAGTGTCTCACCTGCTTGTCCGCACCACGTATATTTTACATAATACGTTGCAGCAGTTAACTGTGTATTAGCATTTGCCACTAGAGCTAGTGTAGGTGCTGTAGTCGGGTTCGCTACTGTGTTAATCAGTCTCCAACCGTTACCACCGTCAGCGTTACCACCCGAAGATGTTGTAGCTGTCGGGTCTTGGATGTACCACTGGAATGCTGTAGGCGTTACCGTACCTGCACCTTTGTACATATCAGCTTGCAATGTTACGTTACCGTTACTGTTCTTGATAGAGTCTCCGCCTGGTGCCCATACATTTAAGTAGTATGAGTCAACCCCGTTAGTCCCGTTCGAACCATCGGCTACAACTACGATTTGCTGTTCATCTACGTTCTTTGCTGCATCCGTAGGTAAGTTAGCATTAGCTAAGTACAGTCGAACACGAATTGCCTTAATGGAGCTAGAAGAAGGTACATAAGCTTTAGCGCTCGGTTCAGCCGCTGAAGACGTATATTTATCCACCCATGTTGTACCGTCTGTTGTCTCTGCGATCATCAGCTTACCACCGTAGAATGCAGGAGCAGCAGTACCTGTTTGGGACATTATGTTTACGGTAATATTCGGAGGGTTTAATGTACCCGCTGTATTCTTCTGCATAGCGATAGTGTTGGGTACTAACCAGTATGCAGTTGGTGAAGCTCCGCCTTTAACCTTACTAAACGTTTGTGTTTTTGTAAGTGTGAAGGCTTGTCCTTTTAACGACTTACCTGTAATTGTAAACACAATGCTTGCAGTATCCGCAGTCATATTACTTGCTTGTGCTACGAGTGCAAATACACCACTTGCAGAAATGGCACCTGCTGTAATTCCTGTAGCAGCCGCAGTTACTTTGTATTTACCATTTGCGGTTCCTGTACCATCATATGCAATTTCAGTCGCACCATCGAATACATGAATCTCTGTACCTGATCCTGTGTAAATCCCGCTACCTGCACTACCTGTTGAATCTGTAGGAATAGCTTGAGAGTCATTCGATAGTAAAGCAACGATAGCATTCGAACCACCTGAACCGTTTACGATTTTTGTTACATCGTAGTTCGCCTTAAGAGTAACATCCATGTTCAGGTCTACATCGGTGTATGTAACTACGCATGTAAAGATTTGGTTATTCATTGTTGTCAAGTTAGACTTAATCGATAATACCTTTGCAGTCGTACTTGGTGCGCCTGTAGGTAGTGAGTATGACAGACCGCTAGGCGTTGTTCCACTTGCTGTCTCCGCTAAAGGAACTGTAGTCTGCGTACCTTCGTACCAAAAGATTGATTTAACCGCAGCAGAAGGAAGCATATTACTTCCGTCTCCCCCTGCGATATATAACTCAGGTGTAATAACTAGGTTGCTGCTCGTAAAGTCAGGAACGTAAGCTAATCCGTTTGGATCATAAATTTGTGTTTTGTAATTCGGGTTTAAATATAGAATGTACTGCTTTGCATCATTCAAGTCCGAAATGGTAATCTGTCCAGTAATTCTTGCCATTAATTATCGTCCTCTCTTCTCCTATGTACGCCTAGCTGTCAGGTACGTCTACATCACATTCAAATGTGGCTCTCTTTGGTATGTCTATCGTAGAAATTTGGAAAGAGCTTCCTACACCACTATGCGCTAGTTCCCACGCTACATCTCCTGGTTCATCATCAGATATACGAGTCCAAAAGAAGTTAGCCTTTGGAATTGACATTGTAATCTCTTCTTCGCCTTTGTAGACTTTTGCGTAGATAACACTGTCTATCTCTTTGTTTCGGAAGATAAGACCATTGGTACTACCAATCATGATTCGTAACGGAACTTTCTTTAAAGCTTCTTCAGCATCTTTTTTTGCTTGTTCCGCAGTGTCCTTGATTGCTTGCTGTTCTTCCTTCGTTGCCATTTCAGAACGAACATCTTCTATTTGTTTCGACATCTGTTCTGAACTTACTTTTTGCGTAATAGACTCTGCAAGCTGTGTAATAGAGGAACCGATTTTTCTCATTTCGGTATCTCTATATTTCATTGCATTTTCTTGTGCTTCTTTAATTCTCGCATCTAGAATTGCCGCTAACGCCTGTTCAAGCGATGTTTGCATTGCAGCTAGTGATTGATTGTATCCGTCATACGCTTGATTGATTGCTGCTCGTTCATCAGGAGTAACTACCCCGTCTAGCATCGCAATCTCAATAGCGTTATTTAACGCAGCATGTCGGTTGTCCAGGTTCTCCTTCGCTACAGCAAGTAAATCCTTATGTGTTGCAGGTAAAAATGGATCAGAAGAAACTTGGTTGTACTTTTCGTCTATAGCAGTTTTTTCTCTACCAATAGAGTTCTTGTACTCTGTAACCTTTTTCTTCTCCTCTTCTGTAACGGTACCATCCTGGAATGCGATCGTCATGTAGTCCTGGGCTTCTTTTAACAACGAAGTCATTTTAGCTATTTCAGCCCTAACTGCGTCCAGTACTTTCTGTTGGTCTTGTCTAATACCGTCCAAGTCGATTTCGATTTCGACTTTATCTATCTTAGTTTCTATTTTACCATTAATTAAAGTTATAGTAGTGGTTACGCCCTCTATTTTTTCTTCTAACTCTTTAATTATTTCGAGGTCTCCACTACCACCGCCACCTGAACCTAACTTCTTACCATCGATAAGAACACCTTCAGATGTAATGCTTAATTTATGGTCAAGAGACTTAATGTTTACGTCACCATTCTCGGTAATCTCAAACATTGCAAACTTAGCAGATTTTTCTTCAGGGTTTGTTGTATCGTGCTTTTGTACGATAGAGAATGACCCGTCAGGTTTCATCTCCTGGTATGTAATCCCTTTACCGTCTGTATGTCTGCTTCCTATACGAAGCGTACCATCAGATTTAAGGAAGAATGTAACCCTATGCTTGTCATATACCCCTTGGTGTACGAATAACACTGTAGGAGATTTAGCTGATACAGGTTCGATTAATTCCCCATTAGAATAACGTGAGCTTGGTAAATCGCTGTAGTCAAATGCCTGGTCTTGTACGTATTCGTTATCAGGGTCTGTATCCGTAATGTACATAAAGGATTTACCTGAGAAAGTTACTTCCTGGTTTCCTCGTCCGTCTATGTTTTTAAATGTCATAGATGGGTACAAAGTGAATAACTGCCATAGTTCTTGTTGGATATTTTCATCCGATTCATCGGCACCTGTCATATTCGTTCGTGTTAATAGTGACTGGTTATCTACATCTCCATAGATATTAAGGACGATTGGGTTATCATTAGCCCCTTCCAGGAATCCGATCAGAACTAATGTACCTATAGTGACCAGTGTATTCGTACCGTACACGTTCCCATCAGGTGTCTTACCACCGAATGTTACAGGTAGTCGTGCAGAGTATCTACCGTTATCATTCGGGTTTTTCATTGTAGAGTTTTTATGTACTGTTGTAATAACCTCAACCGTATTGTACCTGTAGTTAACTTTTACAACCCTAGCAAGGGAGAGCTTTACTACGTTCTCTCCCTCTTTATACATACGTTTAATTTCTGACCCTAATGCAGACTGAAACCGAATGGGTGACAGGGGTGTGTATTCATCGTTGTACATTTCGCTACCACCTTTCTAATACCATTATACCATTATGTTTCCGACACCCTCTACATAGCGTCTAACGTGTCCGTTGAATACTTTCTGCCAGTATGACGTACTTAAGTCCTCTTCGTGAATACCTGGTGTACTCTGAGAACCGATAAACTTACCATTACCTGAGTAGATTCCAACGTGCCCATCTTGCTTGTACGTGTCGAAGTAGATAATATCCCCTTCTTTAATCTGACTCATTGCTATACTCTTGTTGGAACCACGAGCACTAATTTGATGTAGTCGAGGATCGGTTTTAATTGTATCTGTGGTCATACCCGTTGCTCCACCTTTAAGCTGAACACCGTGTACGTTATAGCACCACCATACAAACGAAGAACAGTCAATTTTGATTGGAGAGTTCATGAATGGGTTACTACCTGAACGCCCTCCACCGAATACATATACCGATGGTTTACTTGTCATTTCTCGTGCAGTAGCTAGAGCCTTCATTGCAACGTTACCTCCGCTGCCGCCACCCCACATTCCTGTACCTGTTCCACCGCCTGCTCCTCCACCTGGGTTAGCATTCTTAGCACTTTCTAATAACTTCTCTAGCGAATCCTCACCTAAGTATCCGCCTTTGAACTCTTCAGATTTACCCCATAGGTTACTGAATCGTTTAGACCCTTCATTCGGTAGACCTCGTGTTACACCTAATACAGTTGTGTAACCGCCTGTGAAACTGAACTCGTGCTGAACTGACTCTAAGTAGAACTCCCATGTAGTCTCTTGTTCAAAGTCATCATATAGAAGTCGAACGCCTAAACGGTATGCAGGGTTCCCTAAGATACGAATGTCACCGCTGTAGAAGTTAGCGTTCTCACAGTACCAGTTGAATAGCTTCTGTGTATACTTACCTAGCTTCTCACTATCAACACTCTTTTCTTTAGTAGCTCCTCCGCCTGCGCCTGACCCTGCCGATGTAACAAGTTGGGCATATACTTCTCTACCGAACTTACCATCTTTTAATGAGTCTATAATTCCGTTAACCATACTAGCAGGCATAGTAGAGAATTGCCCTACGATTTGTGCGTATACTTCGTTTGTCTTACGTCTCAACATCTCAGGGTCTTGCAGGTTGTTCTTTGTGATGAAAGTCAATACTTCTTCATAACCAGGCTGCTGTGGTGCCTGTGGTGCAGTAGGCTCTTCTTTCACAGTAGGAGCAGGTTGTGTTGCAGGTGTAGGTGTTGGCATCCCGCCTGTACCATTACCCCCTGGTGTTGTCCCAGTTCCAGGTGTAGGTGCTGTTCCTGGTGTTGCAGCATTTGTTCCGCCTTGCCCAATCGTTCCGCTGTTACTTAGTAAATAACGGTTCTGTGCGTCCAGTCGTTTGTAACCATATTTCTTAATTAGTTCAGGATGGTATTTTGGGAATACCCCTAAGTCCACACTGTTGTAATCTAGTAAGTTCGGTGCCCCTACAACGAAGATTGAGAACATTTCGTTATCGTTCTTACCGAATGATTCCTGGACTACTACGTCACTTGTGAATCGGTATGTAGGAAGTGTAAACCATTTATCAGGATCAAACGGTGTAGGTCTCATTAGCGCAGCACACTTACCGTCCTTTTGAAACTCAAAGAATAGTTCATTGAATGGTTTAGCTACTACATCATCTAAGAATTGTCGTAAACTACCTTGGTAGTTAATGAATGGAGTAACGTCTGCCAGGGCTTCGTCTTCCTTCCAACTTGAGAAACTATGTACGAAATAATCTTTTAGTCCTTTACCATTAAAATCATACTGAGCGTATTTGTATACGAATCGCTCCATAAGTTCGTTACCGATACCTGCGGCAGTGTTCTGAGAAAACTTCAGACCTTTCTGTGGGTCATCGGGCAACCAACCAGTACTAGCAATAATTGTTGATACTTCTTGAATAACCCCGACATCGAAGTTGATTAGTGCTTTGGTCATCGCTTGTCCCGTTACACGATATAATAGAGACCCGTTAGCATATTCCCCTTCTTTCTTGATATCAGAAACTAGACCTACCATGATGTACGGATTATCAGGGGCACCCTTTGTAACATCAGGGAATACTCTAATACGTACCAGGTCATTAGCATTAATAATCTTATCCCACTTTTCCTTAGCGGAAATAACAAATGAGAATGCAGGGCTATCATCTGACATCGAGTTCTTTACACTAAAGGAAAGCAATGCTTCCTCGAATGACTTTTGGGATATTTGTTTTTGTGTATCGTACTTTAGTAAGTACGGTGTATTTTGTGTTATGAGTTCGATTTCGAATGTCGGATACCTTTTAACGATGGTAGTCATCTAAACATCCCCTTCAATTTAATAAAGGAAAGAAAGGGCTGTTACACCCTTTTCATTTCCTGTGAATAGAAGTTTAGGGAACTATAAATCATATCATTTATGTTCTTCCCTACATTCTTCATTTCGTTGCTGTTCTTAATCTTAGATGAAACGCTCTCATCTCCTTTAACGTTTACATTGATCGTAGAGTCTACCTTGACTGTACCTGTTCCTCCTGGTGCTCCTTTCATGATACTAGCGATGTTAGAAGCCCAGTCACCATTCGTTGCGTAACCTGCTTGGTGCATCTTGTCAAGTGTGGTGTTACCTTTTCCGTAGTACTTCTCGGAAATCCACTTCGCTCCACCCATGATACCGTTCTCAGCAGCAGAACCTCCACCATTTTTAAATTCGTAAGCGCTTGAGTAAGGACTGTTATCGAACGCTCCGATACCGAAGAAGTTACCTTTGTCCTTAGCGATTCGTGAAGTACCCCAAGCAGATTCTTCCGCAGCATGGGCAACTAGATAACGAGGATCAAGCCCGTATTGCTGTCCTGCTTTAAGGAAGGTTGCACCCATTCCTCTCATCATCGAACCTTGAGGAGCTTTAGAGTCAATCCACTTATCTAAGTCAGCAGCAGTAAGTGAGCTGTCTGTTGTTCCTAAATCACTTTGCTGTAAGTTACCAGGATTCTGCCACTTCTGCCCTTGAGCAAGAAGTTTTAAGCTTCCTCCACCTGTAACCCCCATGCTTCCGCCTGCACCTGCGCCACCTGCACCGCCCATTCCGTTGTTATTACCCATGATACCGTTTTGGGCACGAGCCTGAGCAAGTAACTGGTCTGCACGTTGGAGAACTTTTTCATACAAGCTGATATTTTCTCTTTCGAAAGCAAGGTTGTCAGTTTTCTTAAGCTCAGTACGTTGACGAGTGTTTGTGTTTTCCTTATCTACTTGTTCCTTCGTAGAGTTAATACCGTTCGCAGTCATACCATTTCCTGGTGTCATAACTTGGTCAGTTAGCCCAGGATCAAGGTTGTTAGCCATCATCCCGCCCGCTACGCCACCTGCTACCATACTAGTTGCAGTGTAACCTGCGACCGTACCAGTCGAACCATAGCCTGAACTTGGGGTTTTATTGGCTTGTTCTTTCGCTTTAGCTTCTGCCTTTTCTTTCTCTTTCTTAGCCTTGGCTTTAGCTGCTGCTTCCTCTTTTTTCTTTTTATCTTTCTCAGCGTCAGAGTCGAACCAACTACCGATTTTACTACCCCCGAAGGCACCTGCGATACCTCCGATAAGACCACCGACACCACCGATGATAGCCCCTGCTACGTTACCGATACCTGGAACAATTGTACCTGCGGCAAAACCTGCTGCGGCACCTCCTGCAAGACCTCCGAGGATACCCCCTGCAACTCCCCCAGTAGTTTCACCTTTCTTCTCCTTAGGAGCACTAGCAATTTCACTAGCACCCATTACTAGAGCTAGAGGTAGCATAGCTTTACCTGCAATCTTACCTGCGCCTTTAAGGAATCCTCCACCTCTAGAAGCTCCTGCTGCTGTCCCACCTGCTACAGTACCTCCTGCTACTGCACCTGAGGAACTACCGCCCCCGAACATTCGGCTCAAAAAGTTCTGCTTAGGAGCAGCTTGAGTGGATTGGGCACCTCGGCTCCATGTGACAGTATTACCTGAACCACCTCGGTTACCATTTCGACCTCCTCCGCCACCTCCGCCAAAGAAGGTTCCTCCACCGCTACCGCCAGTGCCGCCACCGCCACCTCGGTTTCCTCCGCCTTTACCAAACGTTCTACCTAAACCTTTACGCATTAGTGTAGATGCTCCGAAGGATAGTGCAGCACCTGCTGCGGCTACACCAAGAGCAGCGATTGCAGCGGCAGCACCGTAAACGATAGGTGGCATTCCACCAAGAGCAGCGTTAGCTTCACGAGCTACCTCACCCAGGTCATAAATACCTGCGGCTTGCTTTTGGGTTACAGAGTCACTTTGGTTGTCTGTAGCTGCGCTAGAGTCCTTATAGTTTTTCTCCTTGTCTTTAGAGATTTTTTCACCAACAGTAGAATTACCTTTCATTACCTCATCTAGAGTTTTCTGATTAAGCTCACCTTTACGGTGTAAGTCCATGATACCTTTAGCTTGTTGTGCAGAAACATCTACACCTAGAAGCTCTCTAGCCGATCTAGCGAATACTCCGTTTTCTGCGTCCGCATTCCCGTTACCATACGATTTAGCCATATTAATTAACGGGTCTAAGTTACTAACGTCAGATAAACCTTTCTCCATTTGCTCTTGTAACTGGTACATACCCTCTAGTCCCTGGTACTTTGTACCTTGACCGAATACAAGTCGAGCTTTAGGGTTGTCGAAACCTTTACGGATACCTTCGTCAAGACCTGCCATTAACTGACCGCCTTTTTCACCCGATAACGATTTGTTTCCACTTCCCGCTAAAACGGTTTGTAATGCTAACGTGTTCATAACATCCTGGTTCGAAATAGAACGGTTAGAAGACATACCTGAAAGGATTCCTTCTAATGCTTTTAACTGATCCTTTTCACGACCTTCCATACCACTACGTTTCATAGCGCCAAGGAAAGCATTTTGGAACTCTTTGGTTTGCTTACCATTCATACCTCCTGAACCATATGCAGTATTGAAGAATGACTTTGTATCCTCTACTCCAACCCCACTTGTTCGGCTGAACCAAGCTTGGTTTTGCATAGCGGTATTAAGGTCTCCCATGCCAGTGAAACCTTTTTTAGATAAGTAGCTATCCTGGAAGGCAATCATCTCTTGACCCGACATACCTAAGCGGTCAGCAAGACCTGCATTCAGCGCACCATTACGAATGTCTTCACGCCAATTACCGCCCGCTGTTCCTGTACGTTGACCGATAGAAATTTCATCGTCCCTCATACCTTTGTTTATCGAAGCCCCTTGGTGATATAGACTTCCTACAGTACCCGCTACTGCACCTGTCACAGCTAAACCGATAGCAGGAGCACGTTCGTATAACATACGTGACATCGTTCCACCAGGCTTAACAGTTACGTCCTGGACGCTTGCATTACGCTGTTCCATGTTTGCAGTTGTACGTTCAATGGCTTTATTCAGCTCCATACGAGCGTGCCATTCTTTATCCATCGCTTCGATAGTTTGCTGTAGAGCAATCTTCTTATCGATTTCACGTTGCGTAGCCTGTGGGTTTCTTTCAATATCCTTGATCTGTTTAGAGATACGAGAACGTTCCATACCCATCTCTGTTAATCGATTTAAGTTATCCGATTTCTCTTGCTTCATTTCAACGTTGACAATATGTTGGTCTTTACGGAAGTTAGAAGCCTGTTGGAACGACATGTACTTAGATGCACTTGCTCTACGTGCCAAGCTTTCTGTACGTCTGTCTAACTTATTAATTTCACGCATCTTACCTACAACATCATCGAGCTTACTTGATACACCATCAGCTTCGTTAGCCATAGACTGTACGATGTTCTTTGCCTTTTCAAAATCATCTGTAGGCAAGTTAAACACATCGTTAGAGTTGAATACATGCTTGAAGTTTTTAGAGTAGTTTTGTTGGAAGTTAGCCATTTCACGGAACGCTAATTTTGTATCGTTGTACGATGACTTCAGTTGTTGCTGCTGTTGCATTACACTCTGAACGAAGTCCTCTAAATCTTTTTGTTTTTGCTTGAGTTTGGCTTTAGTGTCTTTACCGTCATCTTCAAGACCTTTACCGATTTCAGGGAGCTTGCCTGACATACTCTGTAATTTCTCGATAGACTTAGGTAGGTCTCTATAAAGCTGCGCCAGTTCTTTCATGGAACGCATATTCTTATCCATGTCTTTCTGACTTGTAGTATAGTAGTTGTCTACCCCTTTGTTACGGAGACCTTCGATTTCGTCCATTAACTTACGAATCTTGCCTAGATTCTGAACCGCTCTACTTATCTCCGCATCGACACTAATTATGTAATCCTCTTTGTTTGCCATACTACTTCACCACCCTTTTCTTATAAGTAAAGGTAGGAGCATTTTGCACTCCTACCCCTCTACAATTCCGTATATTCATCGTCCTCGTCCTTTTGGTTAAACAGTGCAATAGACTTGTCCATTGCTTCTTTATCCAGGTTATTAACCTCATCCGTTTCTCCCGCCAGGTACGCATCATCGACAAGATGTTTACCACCCGCTCTAGCAATACGTTGTGCTTTCTCGTATGCATTTGCAAGCTGCTGATCGATGTAGTCACTAACTTCCATCTCTCTAGCTGTTTTACCTCCCGCTTCTAAGTGAGCGTTATAGTCATCCAGGCTATCGAATTTAGAAGCCAGGTTCTTAAGGTCTTCAGCTTTAGTAAGAGCTTCAACCTGTTTAGCAATCGCATCAGCATCGTGACCTTCTTTAAGAACATCCCAATCCCCATCTTCTCGGTTCCAAACTTCGTCATCAAAGGCTGAATCGTAATGTTCGGAATCGACAGCTAAACCTTTTCTTGCAAGTTCCAATATTCTGTTATCTTCCATCATAGAATATCCGATCAGGTCTATTTGGTCGTGAGATAATTTTCTAAAGCGGTCATCTGTAGGTAAAGTGTTAAATTCTTTCATGATAGCCCACAAGTTTCTCATGTAAGGACTACGTGCTAATTGCTTCAGTCCGCCTAACTGCTTTACCTTATCTTCGAAAGGTATCTAACCATTTGATGAAATCAATACCAATCTGATATACGATATCTAGGTTATATAGTTCTTCTTCTTTCTTGATGAACTCAGGTACGTCAATACCGCATAACTTCAATGTAGAAAGTGTTTGGTATACAATCAGGATATACTCACTTTGGTAAACGTTCATACCATCTAGGTACGAGGATGTACGAGCATGAATCTTCGCCAGTTGAATAGCGTTTGGAGCTTTAATTTTAATTGTGAATTTCAGATCGTAGTCAGGTAAGTCATAATCTTTTATGTATGTATCGTTTACCCCACGGATAAGACGGTCAATTACTTTTCTTTCTTCTTGCTTTTTCTCTAATTCTAGCTCTTCCTGGGACTTCTTGTTTAAGTCAGGAATCTCGTTGTTGAAATTTTCAGACATTTTGGTACCTCCTAGTTTTAGTTGTCTCTAATAATATAACAGTAACTTGTACACTAATTTAATTATAACATAGAAAAAGCTGCCACCTTGAGTGACAGCCTTGTTATTAGTTATTTGTATTGTATTGATAGTAACCGTTAGTAACTTTCTCAATTCGAGGGTCAATAGCAACTAGTCTCTTAACGATATCGTAAGGGTTAGCCCATACATAACCAGGGTTTACTTCTTCTAACTTTTTGAACATCTCTTTGATTTTCATAGGTACGCCTGCTTCTTTTAAAATCACTTTAGTATATTGAGCGACTACCGCCAAGTCTGCATATTTACCTTTACCCTTACCCTTGTCTTTAACCTTACCTTTACGTACAGGGTTTTTAATATTTCTGTTTTTGTATTCCATATCTTTAGCAAGTTCTTTTGCATGGTTATATTCGAACTTAGGCTCTTCTTCAGGTAAGCTAACAACTTGCTTATTCTCTTCGATATATTCCTCAATTGATTGGTCTTCCTTATGTTTTGGCGCTTCTATTACCGCTGCTGCAATTTCCCCAGGAGATTCAACAACTGTCGCTACATCTCTTGTAACCGACTTGAATAGTTCTTTAGCGAATTTCTTTTTCTCATCTTCAGTCATATTGTCAAAAGCATTAACAACTATGTTTTCTGTTACCTTAACTTCTTTAATAGTAGCAGGTTCTGTTTCTGACTCAGGTACAATATATTCTAGTAAAGGACGGTCAATTTCATCTAGCTCTCTTAAGCGATCAAGTAAACCTTCGTAGCTTGTCCATAAGCGGGCACGCTCACCTTCAATATAATCCATTTGCTTTCTTATTGCTTCTCTCTCTGAAAAAGTATGTGTCATTTTAAACATCTCCCTTAAATTTTTTATATGTGTTTTTTATACGTGTTATCGTATCTAAGCTTTATTATAGGACAAGGTTTTCGGAGAGTCAACAACAAATTTGTTATATTTTTATTTTTTATGCATATTATAGTTTAGAGCTCGCCCATAAACTCATTGTTGAAGTACAGCTCGTCCATGATATTAGCGACAATACCGTTGAAATAGGCAAACGTACCCTTCTTCATTTTCACACCATTTTTCAGTTTCATTACCAGTTCTTTAGCAGCTTGGATACCGATTACTGTTTCTTGTTCTTTTGTGAAGGCGTGCTTGCCCGTACCATCAGGTTTATTACACTGTCTTACTACTTTCCAAAACTCTTGTATTGTTTCTGCTTTACGATAAAAAGAACTCATGAATGAAGTGAAACGTGTTGGAACCCAATGAGCCACAAAATCGGCTGCTGTAATATTATCTTGAGATACAGGATTATCTTGGTATGTATTACGTTTGTTTATATGTTTTATATTTTGTTTTAAAGAAACTGGTTTTGTATTAACGGTCGGACACTTCTCGGTCATTTCTTGTGGTTGCTTATCGGACATGTTGTTTTCTACAGGCAAAATTAGAACAGCATTTGATGTTTGGTTCATATCAGACTTGCGTTTCATCGGAATCTGTTTAATAATGTTTAAATCCTCTAGTCTCTTTGTAAGGCGTTGTACAGTTTTATATGATACTTCCATCTTCGCTGCTAACGAATTTTTGCATAGGAAACTAACACCTACATATTTACAACTGTGGCGCTTAAGGATTTCTAATAAGTATGTTAAACGATTACGAAGATCAGCACGCTTAATAGAGGATGCAATAACATCCCTGTATTTACGCACTGTTTCATTCATGCTTTCTATATCAGAAAATGTAGCCAGGTTTTTGAACGCTTCTTCTGTTGCTACAATATCGATTCTTTGCTTTGCCATATGTACACTCCCTTATCCACAATAATAACCTTTATGTATCGTATAGTTATCCACATGTGGATAACTTTTTAAGGAGAGTATACCATAGCCTGTCTATAATTAGCTAGTATTTTTTGCAATAAAAAAAGCAGGAGTTATAAGCCCCTGCTTGTTAATTACTTATTTACCTAATACTGTAATCTTAACTTGCTTGCGTCCCCATGCGTTTGCCTGGGAATCTGTTGGTAAAAGCACGTCAATACGGTTACCTTTAATAGCTCCTCCCGTGTCTAAAGCCATTGCTTCTCCGTATCCTTCTACATATACTCTAGAACCTAACGGGATTACTCGTGGGTCTACAGCAATAACTCGTGCGTTTGGATTCTTACTTAAGTTAAATCCAGTCGCTGTTAGTACTTGTCCACCGTATGTACCACCATTCTCACTTGGATGTGGTGTGTAAGCAGTCGCTTCTACAATAAGAGTTTTACCTTGCGGCTGTGCTTGCTTAGGTGCTTGTTGAACCTGAGCTTGTTGTTTTTGTTGAACAGGCTGTGGAGCTACCTGTTTCTGAGGCGCAGCTTCTCCTCTGTCAGCTTTAAGCATGGTAAGTAATCGTACGTTTTGTTCCTCTGTTCCTACGTAATTAGACATTCCGTAAGCTTCTGACAATTGTTTACGATGACCAAAGCTGTGATCCTCTTGCTTGTGATAAAGATAGTCTACAATACTCCTGTCTGTGTCGAAACCACTTGCTGAAGCTGTGTCTTGTCCAAATAGGAAGAATCCTGTTGACAATGCACCTAATGTGATGATAGATTTAAGTTTCATGCATAACTTCCTTTCTTGTTCTATGTCTACTAATGTAACACATTAACCCCCTAAATAACCCTCTGTAACTGAACTGTAAAGAAACTGTAAACTACAATGTGCCCCTCTAAAGTAAGAAGGGCACGTTTTTTATGGCTGTAAAACTCCGTTAACGATGTTATTTACCTTAATAGCATTTGTGCTTGTGATCGTTGTTTTCTTCAAGATGTTGTTCTGTATGATGAATGATGGTGTGTTTGTTGTTAGGTCGTTAATTGCTACTTGGGAGTTGTTCGTTGCTTTGAAGTAGTTGTCCTTCATACTGATTAGTGAACCAGTGAAACTTGCTTCTACAGTAACCAGTGCTCTAGGCAAAGCATCGTTTGTTTGCTTAAATGCATTTTCCGTTAATATTACTTCGTCATTCACGCTTTGGATTGTTAGGATGTACCCACTTGTTTTTTCTACTGAACAGTCCCTCATAACAAAATTCTTTAAAGCAGATACAGTAATCATAGAGTTGTTTGCATCAGTGGAAACGAACTTACAGTTAACAAGTTCTAATGAGTTTGTTCCATCACTATGCCTGTTTACACCTAACGCTGTAGTTAAATCTGTGAAATCACAGTTCGTGTATTTACCTGCAAATAAAGCAGGAGTCTTCGTGTTTTTAAACCTACAGTTTTGGAATACCCACCCTTGCTTAAATGCTGCTGCGTTAGCTACATAAGTTAAGTAGTTCACGTCTTGCCCCTGGAACGTACAGTTTACAAATGCCTGCGGCTCCTGCTTTATGTCTAGTGTCCATTGAAGTACTGTAGATAGAGAATTCAACTTATCACTATCGTTAAAGAATGAGCAGTCGTCAACTGTTACGATATAAGGGAATGGGTTATCTGAAACGTATTTACAGTTATGGAACGTACATCCAACTATCTTAATCTGTCTAGTAGCATAAGCTGCATTAGTGATTACCTGCGCCCCATAGACGTAGTTGTTTGCAAATATAGTCTCACCTGATAACGATACCTTGTTATGTCGAATTGTGTTCCCAGTCACTACTACTTTGTCTGCTCCACCATTGACCGCTAAACTTACATACCCATTACTTACAGGTGGCATTAGTGTATTCCCATTAATGTAAATGTTCTTTCCGTTAACTACGATGATGTTGTACTTCTCGTTCTTATAGAATACGTTGTTCTCAATGTGAATCATTTGGTTCAGATCATAACCGTCTTCTATATCGATTCCTGATTGAGGGTCTGCGCCTGATATGTGATGGATTTGGTTTCCTGTGATATATATGTTCTTTCCGCCACATACTGATACACCTTGTCTGCGGTTGTGGTGTAAATTACATTTCTCAATATACACATGCTGCGGGAACGAAGGTACTCGGACGTTTATTAAACAGTTTGCTGCGGCAGGAATAGTAGACTGGTGAAGAACGACTTTAGCATATGTAGCTCCTACAGGTACTTCTACTTCGTCAAAGAATTGGACGTTTACTGTAGAAGATACGAATGTATTACTAGCATTGTAGAAAATTACATCGTAGTAGTCACATGTGATGTCTGTTCCTAGCCCACCGTAACCATTACCGTATAGTCCGAAATAACCATACTTAACGATAGCAGGTTGAGTCATATCGAACTGTAGTTTAGATCGTATCTTTGCATTGTTTGTTACTAGAGTACCGTCTGTCGTGCTTATAGCGCCTTGTTCCCATGAACTAGCTAGTGCTGTAGGGATAGGAGAAATCTGACCGAATGTGCTGTTAAGAGTCACAGAGTCTCCTGTAAAGTCACATATCTCTAAGTTATCCAGGATAATGAATCGGCAGTTATTCCCTCCGTTAGCAGGTGGAGTAAAGCTACCAATTTCGATTCCGTACCCACCTTCATGTGAACCCCCACTACTGAAGTCATGTGTAGTTCTGTCACCTTTAATAATTCCGTTAGTTACTCGTGAATAGATTTGATTGTCTTTAAAACTGATTACACTATAGCCTGTATATCCGTTTGTTTCTTTTTGTAGAGTAGAGCCATTCAAGTTGAGGATTAAAAAGTTTTGCGGTTTTAATTGACTGTCCTTATCGATTAGATATGTACCTCTTGGAAGGACTGCTTCGACATACCCGTTTTGGGCTGCCCATGCCATTGCATCGTTAAGCCCTTTTGTAGTAAGTACTGCACTAGTTCCATCGTTTTTAATTTTCCATTTCGCTAGATCAACCAGGTAGGAAGGTGAACTGCTGCTACTTCCTCCGCCTGTAGGTGGTTTAGGTACCCACTTTCCTGTAGCTGCATCGAATGTTAGTACTTCGTCATTTACAGGTAGTCTTGCGTCTACGTTCATCAAGCTACTTAGTGATAGGGTCTCAAGAGATTTAATTGTCTTATTTAAGTCAAGTTCTAGTTCACCTATCTTTACTTCAGGGTGCATGTACATATTGTCTCTAAACTTGTGTGTATAGCTCATAATAATATGCCTTCCCTTCTATTTTACGTATAAAAAAAGACCCTATAAAAGGGTCTCTTATTAGTATTACGCACTACGGACGTTAGCTGAAGTTAGGAAGTAGAAACGAGCGTTCTCACTAGTGATTTCGTTCGCTTTAACATCTTCAGAATAGCTGTCGATAGAGCATCCACGGTATGCTACGATTACTTCTTGTGTGTAGTTGTCATACAGTACAATGTCCATGATGTCCATTTGTAGTACTTCTTCCCCTAAAGCAGCGAAACCTAATGTTGCAAGGTTCTCTTTCTTCATACGGAAGCGCTCTACTGTTACAGAACCTTCATACTTCAAGTAAACGTGCTCTTGTGGCATGATAGAACCGATTTGGTATACCCCAGTAGTACCGAAACTACGTTCTGCTGAGATAGACTGAGCACGAGCGATCGGTACGTTTTTAATCATAAAGTATACTGTATTACCAGTCTGTACCGTTTGGTTAGTTACAGATGCCATGTAGTTCACTCCTGTTCATTATTAGTATTCTAGACCTTCCTTAGCTTCGATAAGCCTTTGTAGGTCAAGGGATAGCTGCTTGGCTGTTTCTAAGGTAAGACATGTCATATGCCTTTCCTCACCTTTGCCTATGTAAAAAGTAACGTTGTCTTTAATGAATCCCCCGCACATTTCAAGGGTAACTCCCTCTCCTTGCTTGGTTTCGTAAAGGATACGATACTTCAACAAAGCTTCTTTATCACGCTCTTTCATTACAGTTCCTCCTTAAAACTGGTTAGGGGGAGAACCCCCTATTACGCAGTTAATTGGTTATCAACGTAGTTGATGTAAACTGTGATTGCATCTAGACCACGAGCAGGTTGCACTGTGATGTTGATACGAGCAGTGTTACCAGTGATGATTACTTGGATGTCATCAGGGTTGTAGTCTACGATTAGTCCATCTACGTTCTTCTGTTTATCTAAGAAGGATTCAACAGCGTTCTTGATGATAGAAGCAGATGTGTTACGTAAACGAGTACCGATGAATGTTTCATCTAGCTCTGTACGTAAGTCTGTTGTTAAGAAGTCAGAAACTTCTCCAAGAGAGATACGGTTTTGTACAGGCTCAGTAGTTGTGTTGTAAGTAGTTGGGTCACTTACTACACGGAAGTAAGATTTAGCACGAGTACGGTTGAACTCAGCCATTACTACTCCGACTGCATCTAACTGGTCTAACTGGTCGCCTGTGAACTTAAGGTCTAGAGATTCGATGTTTAGCTTTTTGTAAGTAGTTGGTTCCCCGATTGCCACACCACTAGCGATACCTGCTACTAAAGCAGCACCCATGTATGCAGGGAAGTTAAGTACTCGTCCATCAGACATTCTGCGTGTACCTGAGTTACCGAATAAGCTAATACGAGCGTTACGTAGACCTGCTTGACGTGCTTTAAGCTTGTCAAATGTCTCTTTAAGCCCTCCACCAACGAAACCTCTTAGTTGGTTACCTGCTCCTGACTCGTCACGTAAGAATTGAGAAAGCTCTCCGTGGATTGCTTCTTTATCTGTTAGAGGTAGGATGTAGTAAGCTCCTAAGTCAGCGATAGACTCAAACAATGGTGCCCAAGATTCAGCAGGTACTTTTGTTTCTCCACCCGCTAAGTTTGTAACAGGGATTGAAGCAGGGATCGCTGTTTTTGGATCGAAAGTAAGAGTTACGTATGGATCAGTCTCAGTTTGGTTAACTAAGTCTGCACCGATAGCAGTAATCATTTTAGCTGTTGCTTTAACGTCTGTTTCAACTAGTGCATCTAAGAACTGAGTCTCTACGTTTTTGTTACCACCTAGAGTGTTCATTGTCACTGTGAAATCAGGTAAGTTGCTGATATCGTTAATTAACACGTTAAGGCTTTGGTATACACCAGTTCCTAATGTGTAAGAACGAACTACAGTAGCTGTAGCTTTATCTACCCCTGCTTTAAGAGTTAACTTATTAGCAAGTTTAGTTGTGCTGTCAACCTCTACCATTACCCCACCGTAAGCAGAAGCTCCTTTATACTGGATAGAGAAAATGTTACCGATGTTGTCATACACTTGCTCGTAACGTTCTTTTGTGTAGTACACTGTGAAACGTTTAGAGCTTGTTAGTGCATTGTCGCTTAAAGCGTATTGGATTTCGTTTGCATCTGCACCGTAAAGCTTAGATGTAACTGTTAGTCCTCCGCTTGTTTTTGTACCTTGTTTTGCATCGTCTGCACGAATAGCGAAGATTTTACCTGCTCCACGAGTATCAGGAGATGGATTCCAAGCCATTTCGATAGCGTCTAGTAATTCTCCACCACGGAAGAACTCTCTCGCTTGTGCGAAGTTTGTTAACTCTACTGGTGTCTTTGGTTTTCCGCCTGTAGCAGAACCGATAATTACAAGAGGTTTTTCACTTCTTGAGTTAGCAGAACCCAAAGCACTAGAGTTAAGGTAAATCTCAGTGTGAGGACGTTTTCTGTCGTGTCCATAAGATGTCATAGCGTTTGTCTTCCTTTCTATTTAGCTGTTATTTTAAATCTAAATATTGTTTAAGCTCATTGAGGAATACTTGCTCGTCCGTTTGATAATGACGACCTCTCATACGGGCTTTAAACCCTGCTGCTTGCATATTGCTCATATCGAACATTTGTCTTGCAGTTTGTAAGAAAGTGTCAATATGTACATACGGTTTAACTTCAACCTCTTTGGCTTTTTTCACTTGTTTATTGTCAGAAGATTCAGTCTTTTCAACCGATACTTCTTCCAGGTTTTTGTCTTCCTTAGCCATTGTCGTTCTCCTCCTTCAATTTCGCTTCCACGATAAACTTGTGTATGTCATTTAGTAGAGGAGCATCCAGGTTATAAGAAGTTTTATACTCTACAATTGTCTCTCTACCATATAAGATTTCAGGTACAGTACCATCTGCCGATCTACCTGTTTCGATTGGCTCTATCTGACCGAACTGTAGCCTTTGCAGTAACATGTTTGTATGCTCTTCGACATTGGCTCTCATCAGAATCAGGATGGACTTTACAATCAAGTCCAGGCATCGAACAGTATCCATATTGGTAGATACAACAAGTACGGAATAATGTTCCGTGGCTGTGAAACCTTGTTTTAGTCCTACTTCGTTCTCTCTGTACTCAACATAAGTTACTGCGAACTCATCAGTTAAAGCAGCTAGTGTATGGTCATAAGAAAAGTAGATTCTATTGCCCTCGACTCTTTTGTTGTCGCTTGCAGAGAAAGTAATTCCGTCTACCAAGATTAGCTCACCTATAGGCTTAGATACTTCGAAGTACAACTTATCCTTTTCAGGAGTAGATTGAATTGCAGCGTATTCTGTTAATACTCCGCCTTCTTTGTAGTCGTAAGTCCCTTCGGTATTCCCAATACTTGTGTCAGATTCTGTCCCTTCACGTAAGCCGATGTAGATAGCTCCTTGCTGCGTTTGCTTATCCTGGGGCAGTGTATACACAATCGGAATCTCTCTTCCGTTCTCCCCCGCATACGCTCTCATGAAGTTCCTAGCGATAGTAGGGTTGATATCTTTTAAGATTTCCTCTATAATATAACGGTTTGTCAGGATAATTTGTAATTTTTCTTCTATTTCGTTATGCAAATATGAGTCAATACTTGGTATCACCTTGCGCCCTCCTCCCTATAGACCATTTTTCATCTTCCATTTCATAAGCCTGTTAACATTGGCAACGAATGTTTTTGATGTATCATCCTTGTTTACCTTACCACGGTTGATAATCCAACTACTCTGTGGGGACTTATCCGATACCGTTCTGAATGCTACATAGTCGTGTCGGTTATTACCCGAACGCATCTTTGTAATATTCTTAGACTTCGGTTCGTAGTTCAACATAGAAGCATCGGATTCTCTTCTACGATCATATAGGTAATCTGATATAACCGTCTGTCTTTCACTTGGAGCAATATCGATAGCACGAAGTTGTTCGTACATACGTCTTGACATATTTCTAGCTTTACGTTTGATTGGAACCGATAGGTACCATCCACCATCTTTAGATTTCTTACGTTTACTACTGTGTGCGAAGAATGGCTTTAAATCGATAACCTCTAGCTTATCTAAACGTTCCTGAGTTAGTTTTAAATACTTAGGCATCCGAGTTGCAGATACATCTTTTGGCTGTTGTTTAATTACAGCCTTCATACCTGCATCTAACGTTTCCTGTACCAGGGCGTTCCCTACGTTCTTCATTGCTGATTTCGTAGCCTGGTCATTCTTTAGGAATCGGGGTCTTCTAGCATTTCTAGACATTAATCTTTCTTCCTAAAGAATCCGTTTAGACCGTCATAGTTCGGTTTACGTTTAGAATCAATCTCTTGACTAACCTCAGTGTTGTCTACGCCTAGATCAAAAGCTTCTTTATCAATAAAGATGTCTTCACGTTTTAATAATAGTTTCTGTGGGAACTTTACACGTTTACCTTGTTGGTCTCTACCATAGCGGTGTTCCTTTAATAAATCGGCTACCAGGTAACGTAAAGTGGTTTGTATGTTAAGAGAAATATTTTTTCCAAGTAAGTGTGCAGCAGGGAAAAATAGATTGTGGTCGAGGTCTACTGTGAAGTCTGTTCCCTCTATTAGTTCCCCTGTCATGCTAGTAGCGAAGTCGATTTTCTTTACATCGTACGTCATGTAGAATCCGTTCTTGATCCTACGCTCTGTTGCATCTAGAATGAAAGATTGTGGAACCGTAGCTTCTTTTACAGTTAATCGGTCACGGAAAGCGATTTGTGTATCACGCTCGGGTGTACCGATAGCTGTACCTGCGTCCATTAAACCGATGTCAATGTTGCTAGAACCCTTCTCCTGAGATTGGATGATGATTTTTAATGGCTCAGGTGGAAGGTAAGCGATACCTCTTCCGTGGCACACTTTACATGTTTGGTTTGGTTGTCGTGTTGCTTTATCCCTACATGGGCATAAGTAAGACTTCTCCCATAGGGCATCTAGGGAGAAATCATCTACGTGCTTATCCAATTCGGGTGTTCGGAATGTAGCAGTAGAAATCTGCTGCAACATAGATGGTTTCTGTGCCATTGTTTACCCTCCCTAGATTAGTCCTAAGTTCATTCCGTAATAAGATTTTAATGCAGGAACTAAATCTGCAATGTCTCGGTCAATCTGCATGATATCGGCAGAAGCCCCACCATACATAGCAGACTGAGTTGTATCAATCGATTGAGATACACCGTCAATAGATACAGACATGTTCGCAATACCCGCTCCGATGATTAGACGACCCCATTGCTGTAGTACTTCTTTTAAAGCTACTTTGATGATGAGTGTCCATAAGTCTGCGTGCATTTCATGTTGTTCTGTTACCCCGCTACGAGAAGGAGGAAGCATACCTGCGATATATTCTACGTGGAATAACTGTGGTGCGTAGTTGTTATTTCCAACTAGACTAGGAATACCTGAAATCATTGGGTACCCTGAGTATATCTGAGAAACGTTCATAGTTGTTCCTTCACCTGCAAGCATTAGTGTAGGTAACATCTCAATGTGCCCAGGTAGTTTGTTAACTCTCCACCACTTCGTAGGATATTCGAAAACAGAGCTACCACCATACTCCATGCGGATACGTTCCATCTGTACGATCGGTCTACGGTGTACATGGATAAACATGAAACTATCGAAGTCGTTACGATGGAAGTCATGATGCTCTCTCACATAACGAGGTAGAATAACGATGTCTAGCATCTTCTCTACTTGTGCCACTGCTTGCTCAATCTTAGCTTTATAGAACGCATCAGGCAATTCTTCTCCTGTTCGAGGATCAGTAACTGCGATACCGAAGTGATTAATCTTTACTGCATCTACAGTCAAACCATAATCTTCTAGAGTGTATGAGTTAACCTTATCTCTATCGATTAGCTGTTCGTTATTGTGATCGTAAGGATTTCCGCCATTTGGGTTATTAAAAATCATTAGTAACCACCCTCAGCTTTCTGTTATTCTTTGTCTTCTGTTTTAGTTTTGCTTGCAGGTTTCTTAGGTGCTGCTTTCTTTGGTGCGTTATCTACGAACGTGTAACCGTCAATCTTAGCTAATTCCTTTTGGTCTTCGATTGGTAAGTCGTCATTCTCACCTTTCTCATTGAAAACAACTTGTCCGTAATATGTAGCTACTGTTTTATTTGCAAAATATTCATGAATTAACATAGTATCGCTCCTTTATTTAAATAAAAAGGAGCAGAATATTTCATCTGCTCCCTATTTAGTTTAGCTATTCAGTTTTACTTAAGCTCTGTATTCCTTATTTAACAGGAATTGTAACATCTGCTGCTAATGCAGGGATGTATTTAACGTTCTTAATACGTACCCATTTCTTCGGTGCGTATAGAGCTAGAGCCCCGTACCAAAGGACTGTGAACGTGTAAGTAGCGTTCATTTGAGCAAGTGGTAAACGCATCATTGGTAGTAACTCAAGTAAGCTAACTACTTGTGGGTTCATTTCTCCAAGGAATACGTCTGTAGTTTCAGGAATAACTTCGTTTGTATCAACGAAAGTGATTACGTTTCCTGCTGCTTTAGACATTGCTACACGAGCGATTTGGAAGTAATGACCAGTTTCTTTACCTTGACGGTAGATAACTACGAATTGTGGTTGCGCTTGGTATAAAGTTTGTAGAGTGATTGCTAATGATACAGAGTCAGTTGCACCTGTAAGAGTAGCTACTACTTCTTGAGAAGCGATAGACTCAGCTTCGTCAGAGAATACTACAACTTTGTAAGAAACGTTAGGAACGTCACTTGCAGCGAATTTACCTTTACCATCTTTAACGATTGTTGCTACAACCGATTGTGGTGGCATTGGAGCGTTTGCTTGTGGTAAACGATCTTCAACTAATACGTTGTCGTTCTCCATGATTGTAGAACCGTGTAACTTGATTGCTCCACGTACTGAGTTGAATTGAGTTACAGTGTAACCTGTAGCCATTCCGCCCTCAGCAGCAGGTTGGATAACACGTTGACGGTCTAGTAAGTTGTTCATGAACTCAGCTTGTACACCAATTGGCATAAATGCGTCTGTAGCACGACCGTAACCTTTACCTACTACAACAGCAGCTTTGTTTAAGATTTGCTCTGTTAAGTCTGCACCACGTACATCTAATACGTTTGTTTTTTCATCGATAAGTTTGTGTAAACCATCGAACTCGATACCTGCTTGAGGATCGATGTCGTTAGATAAAGCAGCGTCTCCGTAAAAAATCGCCCACTCGATAGACTTAGCAATAACCGAAATCGCATCGTCAGTTAACACTGTCATTGGGTCAGCAATGTTGTTAACTAAGCCTGCTGCGATCGATTGTTGTTTAGTGTCAGATAAGAATTTCATCTGAACTGTCTTTTGACGAATGTTAGGGTCGTTGATAGATGCTACCCCAACCTCACGAACGAAGCGGCTGTGCCCTGTACGTCCATGTTGATAGAATACAGCGTATTTAGCTACTGTGTTGTTGATTTGTTGCTTGCTAATCATTGGGTAGATTGTGAAGTCATTGCTAGTGAAAGCTAACATTTTAACTTCTTCGTCAAGGAACTCACGTCTTAAAGCTGCTGCGTTTTGTTGCGTATCAGGCGTAATTCCTACCCCAGTTGTAAACGACTTCGAAAGAACTTCGTTAATTTTCTTCTCAGCTTCTTCAGGTAATTTACGAACCTCAGGCTGTGTTTGGTCTTTGTTTAACTCGTTACCCATGTATGTATCTTCCCTTCTAGTTGAAATCTATTTTGATTTAATAGTTACCGTATGTTTGTCCATCCTATAGTCAAAAGCAAAGGTGGGCTAGGAGGAGGAACCCACCGTTTGCAAAGCTCTCTCAAGCTTTCATGTTCCTAATATAACACTTTGTACTGAATTTTTTGAATTTTTAAATATTTTTTAAAACTTCTTTGAAAACTTCAACATCTTGTGCTGTACCATCGCCACGTTTTACTCGGCTAACCGCATTACGGATACCTTGAATCGTAGCAGGGTGCATTTTGTGATGGTTAGCAACTACGTAGTCAGAAATCTGTGTTACGTGTTGTTTAGCATCGAATACTTCCTCTTGTGGCTCTTCAGCAGCAGGAGCTTCCTCTTGTGGCTCAACCTCAGGAATACCATTAGACTTAGAAATAAACTCTACAGCTTTTCCTTCGACTACTTCCTCTTCTTCAGGCTGCTCTACAGATTTTGCTACTTCTTCCTCAACCTCTGTAACTTCTTCTTCAGTTTCAGATTCAGTAACAGGCTCTTCCGCAGGCTTCTCTGCTGATTTTTCTAACTTCTCAGTTAGATCAGTGATAGATTTCATCACAGATTCTAATGTAGATTTAATACCGTCTACATCACCTTGTAACGAACCGTGTGACTTAACAATAGCTTCGAACGCACGAAGGAACTCTGCGCCTGTAGGAGCTGTAGCTTCTTCAGACTTCTTAACTTCTTCGTCTTTGTCCTTATCTTTGTCTTTGTCCTTGTCACCTTTTTTGTCCTTGTCTTTGCCTTTGTCTTCCTTGTCCTTATCCTTGTCGTCACCGTCTTCGTCTTTTTTAGACTTTTCTACTGGTTCTTCAGCAGCTTCGGGTTCAGCAACAGGTTCTGCTTCAGGCTCAACAGCAACTGGTTCTTCAGTTACAGGCTCCTCTTCTTTGCCTTCTTCCTCTTTAACAGGTTCAATAACCACTGGTTCTTCAACAGGTGTTACTACTTCAGGCTCCTGAACTGGTGCAACAGGTTCTGCTCCTGGGACTTTAATTTCCTCAGGTTTTTCTGCCGACTTTTCTAAATGTTCTGATAATTGAGCAAATGATTTATCTTTAGCCATTTATGAAACTCCCTTCTATTGTTCGGACATTCTTTCCATCTGAGCTAGAATTTCTTTAGCTTCGTTTCTAGAATATCCCTTCGAAATTTGTAAGAATAATACAGCGCTATCGTCAGTGTATCTTCCCATAGCATCTAAATATCCGCCTACTTCTTCCCAAACGTTCTTGAACTGCTCCTCATCTGTTTCCTTCAGTGCCCAAGATAAGTTATATAAACTTCTTGCCAGGCTGTCAGGATTCATTGCAGCAATGCCTGTACTGTCTTCAGGTGTCATTGCATACCCAACTTGGAAACTCTTCATGAAAGCGTCCCAAACAGCGTTAGGATTAGCAGGGTTAGTTGTAACTGCTACGTTCGTAACATATGTACTCTTGATAATACGAGGATCGCTTTTATCACGAGCTCTAGCAAAACCTTCGATAGAGAATCCTATCTTACGGTCGATACCTGACTTTTGGATATTCGTTGCCAGGTTCCAAATGCTTTTCGCATAAGGATTGTTTTTATATAGCTTACCTTCTACAAACAAGCCAACGTCATCTACGTGAGTACCTTCAGTAGGAACGCCAATCTTATACTCTTCACCTTGATAGTGCTCATAGTTTAAGTAACCGTGAGTGATTAGGTGGCTAATGTCGATACCTTTAGGATCAACAATGTCATCTTGTAAATCAAGGTCAGGAGTTGTAGCGTACCCTTTCAGGCACCAGGATTTACCGCTAGGGTCTTCATTACTTTTGCTGATAGACTCTTCAATATCAATTGGTACGAAGAGGTTAACCTTGTTTGTCAAGGGGTTAATAGTGTTCATAGGGTGCCCTCCCCTCTAAGTGGTGTGTGCTATACAAGCACGTTTTGATGCTACTAATATAACAGAAGCACCACTTAGTTGAGGATTTTTTAGGACAATGTTTCTTTTCGCTTATCAATCATGTATAAACGTTTACCATCGATTATCCCTTGCAGGTACTCTTTGGTATCGTCACCTTCACAACCGAACTTAGGAAGCTTCTTGTACTTAGCGATTCTGTAACCATCATTCAAACCTTTTTTATAGTTAGTGAGAGCCATTAGTCACCTTTCCCTCCTTGCTTCATAGAGTTCGTGTTCTTAGCGCCCTTTAATTGACCGTCCTTGCCTACGTCTTTGTTAAAGGAACCTTTACCGTTAACATTGCTAGAGTCACCATTCATCCCTTTTTGTTCTGCCTGGGACTTTTCCTCTTTCGCTGTTTGGGCAGGTTTGCTTCCTGGAACTTGTCCATTAGGAGTCATAGCCATTTGCTTTTCCATCATCTCTTTTTGTAATAACTGACCTAGACGTTGTACGTGAACACCTGCAAGTGTTACGTCTCCACCTTCGATAGGAGGATAGCCTAACTCATTACGGATATCATTGATTGTAAGACCAATCATCGCTTTTGCTTCCAGGATTTCTATGATCTCACGCTCAGTTTGTACGTCTCCACCTACGAAGCTGAAAATGTACTTGTCTCCGAATTGAGAAACGATGTACTTGTTAATAGCATCCTCGATGAATTTTAGTAAAGGCTCTAACCCTTTATCCTTCGAGCTACGATGCTTCTCTTTTGTGCTACCTTCGTTTAGAGAGTTACCGCTACTACCTGTAGCTCCACCACGGTTCGGGAAGTTAATCTCCGATGGGTCAATAGCATAAATAGAGCAACATACGTTGATTAGGTAGTTCAACCATTTTTCGAACTCCATATCACGAGACGATTGTGTCATATTTACGAACTTAACATCTTCCGCAGATACTACAGGAATCTTCCAGGCACCGTTGATACCGCTAAACATAGCAGTCCATTCTCTTCTGAATGATTGTAGCGCTTGCGTAGATTGCTCTTGCCCTGTTTTAATATGTAATAGCCCTCGTGTCGTACCACCTTGAGCAAAATAACGAGCGTTAAATAGCTCTGTATTTTCATGGTACTGTAAATGGTTCATAGCGATTTCTAGCTCAGAGTAACCATAACGACCTACAGTAATATCTGTTCTAGGGTTATGTACTTCCCATGCCATTTCTTTAGCCTTGAACTCTGCTACCTTTCGCTTGTCCAGGATTTGAACAAATTTAGTAACGTCCTTACCTTTTGGCTCATGACCGTTCTCATCTACTGCCACATAAATTGTAGCTGCGTCAACCGCTGTAAATCGGTTCAATTCGCCTTTGTTATTATAGATCAGCTCGAAGTTAATCTTGTCATATACCAATCGGTCACGAACAAGCTTCTTAACGAATGTACGTAAGTTATCTTTTGTAAAGTCTTTTTCATCTTTACCTGTGTGCTGCAAGAAACTCTCTATTCGTTCTATCTTTGCTAGATCATGTGAAGAAGGTTTTTCTTGGGGATTCTTTAAACGAACCTCATACCCAATCCCTCTATCACTTTGTCGAGCAGGTGTACAGAATAGAGACACCTGGTTTACACGAGTATTAATAATTGCATTAAGGATAATATTCTTTCTCGACCATAGCTTCAGTGTCTCAAGTAAGTTGTAATTACCTCTTGCTGAAGGAGCTTCTTTATAATCAGGGTTCATTGACATACTACCTAACAACGGTTCTTCGTACGCCTTTGCTTTTCCCTGGTTAACATTGTTACTCTTCATTAGCACTGCTGCTTGCTCAATTTCTTGAATCCTAGTAGATATCGTGTCATGTTCTTGAATCGTACCTACTGGGTCTGCGTTCATCTTTCGATTGAACCAGTCAAATGCTCCCATCCAATGTCACCTCTGTTTATTAGCACTCTACGTTTTGCATTCAATGGAGTCCCGATCAGCATACTCGAATACCTTCCGACTGTTCAGCACGTTCTCATAAGTATCTGTCACCGATTCTCCATGTCTATTAACTAATAACACTTGGTTATCTTCGGTGAGGTCTACAATAAGCCGCTTCTCCCCATCAATAACAGAGTAAACTAGCACATTCTGACCACCGATAGCCTTGTAATAGCTAATGACTTCGAGCCACGTATAGTTCTGATTTAGTAATTTCTTTGCTGTTTGCCATTTAGAATCTTCTCTGAATGAACTCAAAATAGGTCACGCCCTTAGATATAATATAAGACTACATAGTCTAAACTTTAGAATGTGTACTTTAATTATATCATAGACAGCGTATAAGGGGTCTGTTAGAGGACATAACGAAAAAAGAGTCCTCTAGGGACTCTTACATTACTTTATTCGTTGCATTGGCATTTGACACTTTACCGCTTGGGATTGTTCCGTTGAAGTCTACTTTGTTGTACGAACTTGTAGTTGTAAGCTTGACGATCGCACCAGGGTTTGTGATTAAGTGCGTATCCCACAGCATACCTTCGAATCGGTTTTGTTGCCCATTAACTTGTAGGACTAATTGTGTCATAGCCGATGGTTGAAGTTGTAAGCCAGTGAACATGTTACCGCTGCATTCGTTCGGAACTGTCTCGGCTGAGTCAATAACAATCATTTCAACGCAGTCATCGATAGAAATGTCATTGAAGCGGTTAGCATTTACCCAAGCCATGCCTGTAGCAGGTTTAGATGCTTTTAGTTCTATTCCTCTTCGTAGTCCGCTTATTTTAACATCAAAGAAGTTTACGAATGAAATCTCGTGACCTGCTCCGCCTGCGAAACACGAGATACCTACGCCTTTGTATGAACCTGCCCAGTTAACAATGGCACCGTTCTTAATAGCTGATCTATTCCACGTATTATAATACTTATACTTACCATCCAGGTAAAAGACAGCAGAATCGAATGTCGGGTCTTGTATTGCAACATAGGGGTTTGTAATCGATGCATTCAATTCTAACTCTAAAACACGAACGTTAGCATCTATAACAAATTTGGTTCCATAACCGAATAATAATTCTACATCTTTTTTAACAACAATTGGTGCGGTGATTGAATAGTCTTTGAACTCTTCTAGCTGTACAGTCTTATCCGTTTTACTAACACTTGCTGCATTGATTGCATTTTGAATCTGTTCTGCATGTGTTGCTCCACTAAACGATTTAACTTGTAACATACAACTCCACCTTTCAGATGTAAAAAAGCCCTTCGGCACAAAGGACTTTTAGTGTATACTATGAAATTCTTAGATGTGAAACAATAGGAACAGAAGGATTCGAACCTTCGACCTGGTGCGTATGAGACACCCGCTACTACCACTGAGCTATGCTCCTGTATTGGCAGGGGAGGAGGGAATCGAACCCCTTAGCGGTGGTTTTGGAGACCACTGACTTACCTCTCGCCTTTAAGCTTCTCTCCCCCATATGGAGCAGGCAGTGGGGAACGACCCCAATAGACGATCGTGAATCGCTGCCTACATTATGATACCGAAGGTGGGATTCGAACCCACGCTGTACGGTTTCTAAAACCGCTATCTCTGCCACTGGATTACTTCGGCATATTATGGTAGCGGAGGGGGGACTCGAACCCACCACGCTCTAACGAGCAACGGATTTTAAGTCCGTTATGTCTACCAATTCCAACACTCCGCCATAATTTAATTGGTACTAGGGGTAGGATTCGAACCTACGACCAAAGCCTTATCAAGACTCTGCTCTACCTGACTGAGCTACCCTAGCATGGTGGGAAAGGAGGGATTCGAACCCCCAACGTCTCTTACGTCACAGATTTACAGTCTGCTTGCTTCACCAATTTGCATACTCGCCCAAAAAATCCCCTCCCTTTTTCCGTGAGGAAGGGGCAAAAAATCTTAAAAGGAGAAAGAAATATGAAATCAAAAAGTTTAGAAGGTTGACCCTAAGATTCGCACCTTCAGATCAACCAGGATATAAAGTGGACAGAGTAGGAATCGAACCTACGACACGAGGATTTTCAGCCCTCTGCTCTACCAACTGAGCTATCCGTCCAGGAGCGGACTCATATGAAGAGTCCAAATGAGATATGTGAAAAACCTAAACTTAAACAAAAGTTGATACTCCCACTCCGATAGAAGTATCCTCCGTCCCTAAACGGAGTAAATGCGGGTGACAGGGCTTGAACCTACGACCTCTGCGTCCCAAACGCAGCGCTCTACCAACTGAGCTACACCCACATGATGGGGATATCTTGAACCCGTATACTTAGATATCCAAAGTTTTAACCTACCCAGGACGCATCCTTGTAGGAGGAACGTATTAATTTATCAGGATGAAGGGAATCGAACCCTCATTCGGTGATCCACAGTCACCTGCGTTAACCGTTACGCCACACCCCGTAAACTAAGCCCAATACATCTGATTGTCTGACTGGTAGGCTATTGGACTTAGTTTACGAAGTACGGAACTTCGTATTTACTTCGGAGGAAGGGGTCGAACCTCCACACTTCAGGGTCAAAGCCTGACGACTTTACCAGTTTGTCCACTCCGAAAAATTGTTTGTATAGAGATTGTATCACAGTCTGTAACTTTGTACAACCCTATTTTTAAAATATTTTGAATTTATTTTTAACTTAGCCGACAACGGGATTTGAACCCTACCTACAACACCTACGGTGAAGTGTGCTAACCTGACACTCTTCCCGACTAAGTTTACATCCCCTGTAGGACTCGAACCCACGATAAACGGGATAGAAGCCCGTTGCCTTGATCCAACTTGGCTAAGGGGATAAAAAGGGACAGGTTTTTATGTTGCCTGTCACAACAATCTAAAATTTATATACCGTCATAGATGGGTAACGGATTTATACCCCGTACAGGATTCGAACCTGCGAATGCTCGGTAGAAAGCCGAGTGTGTTAGCCAATTTCACCAACGGGACACGATAAGGAGGGTTCGTTTTTTTGGGCAGACACCCTACAACAAAACTTCTCACAAGCATTGACTACACAAGGCATTACCCTTGGAGTTTACTTACAAGGAAGAAACGTTTTACATCTGTACGAGGTATAGGGGAGTCGAACCCCTGACTCTGCATAGACAGTGCAGTATTTTACCACTAAACTAATACCCCATGATATGGTGCCGACTGTAGGATTCGAACCCACGACCTATTGATTACAAGTCAATCGCTCTACCAACTGAGCTAAGAAGGCAATTTGGAGGGACATGTCGGAATCGAACCGACCTCGCTTGGTTGGAAGCCAAGAATAATACCGATATACCAATGCCCCATTTGGCGCACACGGACTGGAATCGAACCGTCCTTCTGTGTAATGAGTCTATCCTATTCTGCTGTAGGGGCTCTCACCACGATCTCCTCACCAGTATACCCTACACACCGTCTTCTCAGCGGACACAGATTACCTCTGACTGTACGATTAGCAGGCATAAACCAGTTTCTTCCTGAGCTGCACATATAATTTGGCGGAGAGTACAGGATTTGAACCTGTGGTACGTTAAGGACGTACACCTGTTTAGCAAACAGGAACGATAAACCACTCTGACAACTCTCCATATTTGGCGTGCCTGGTAGGACTCGAACCTACGACCTATAGATTAACAATCTAGAGCTCTACCGACTGAGCTACAGGCACATAATAGTTGATATAAGAAGATGACAGGATTCGAACCTGCGAATACTAGGGTTGCAACCTAGCCCGTTGAGCCACTTCGGTACACCTTCATGTTAGTTCCCCTGAGATAATTAAGAACGCAACCTGCAAGGTTTTCACGGGAGGGGAGCCACAGCTTGCAGATTGCGTATTAAGTTTATAGAAGGAAGTGTATAGGATCACCGTTTCCATAGGGTCGCTATCCTTTTTCTCCTAATATTGATACTGGTGTGTGCTTACTGTTGTATCAAAGCCTAGTTATAGTATATCACACTCTGTACGATTCTAAACATGTATACACAAATTATTTTAACTTTTTTCTTACTGGTAATTCATTTCCATTTTCGGACATCTAACTATTATATATTCTTTATAAGTATTTATAATAAGTTATATAAGTATTTAATAATTATATACAGAACAGTTATAAACATAATGGTACATAAATTCCCCTTTTTTGTCCTATTTAAATTTAAACAAATAACAAACCTTGCAGGATGTCAGGATAGAACTATATTCTCTTCAAGTACTGATATAACAGGGTTTACGGGAACAGTCAGGATGGATAACTTGAGTAGTTTAAGGGATCAGAATAAACTTTAATGGTACATGTTTCACTTATTTTTGACCTATTTAAATTATATCTGTTACCTATTTTATTTGTAATCATTAATAATAAGTTATATAAGTAATTAATATATAAATACAGAAGCAATAAAAACTAAATATGTCAGGATATAAAGTAATAAGGATTGTAAACCTACGTGTATCAAGGGTTTTAAATAGGTCAAAAAGTTTGTATGCTTAGGGATAATAGGTCAGGATTAGGGGACTGTATAAAATAGGACAAAAAAAGTTAAAGTTGTTGTTGACAATTAAACAACAAACTGATAAGATGAGGTCAAGATAAACAAACGACAACTAATCGTTCAGATTGAATATAAAAGTAAGTTGTGAAAATGTGACAAAACAAAACTAAGGGAGATGTTTACAATGACAAATAAGAAAGCAGCTAAAAGCACAGCAACACCGAAACGAATGAAGAAGTACCGTATGGATAAAGGATTTACGATTTACACATTAGCAGAACGATTAGGCGTAGACGAGTCATCAGTATGTAACTGGGAGAATGGTCAGAAGTACCCGAGACGTGGTAACTTAACAGCGCTAGAGGATATCCTGGGCGTAGGTTACAGAGAGTTATTCGAAGACTTAACACCTGAGGAAATGAGAGATATTAACGATCGCAGATACAAAAGAGAAGATGCATAAAAAAGAGACCAAGGCAAAGCGCCCTGGTCTTTTAATATGTTGGTACCATTTTCACGATCATTTGCGGGTTGATAAAATACCATACCCCTGAGAAGTCCGCTGCTGCATTTACTTTCATCATTGGTGCTCCGCTACCCTTAATGTAGTTCCCTACAATTGAGTCAGGAGCATCAGGTACACCGAACGTATTAAAGATTTCCAATGGTACATATGCTTTTTCATTTAAAATTGTTGTGACCTCTACTGACTTCAACTTTCTAGCCATTTAAATCATCCTCTCTTAGTGCTTGCTTGCCAGGCTAAAGATATAACTGATAAGTCCTCCAAGAACAACCATTAATGCGTTTTCAACAAGCTTGCGTTGTCTGTCATCCCCTTTTTCATCCTTCGCTTCTAGGTCTTCTAGTTCCTGCTCTAGATGCTCGATTCTGTAAAAGAGGTGGGACTGTTTCTCTTCACTGATTGCCATTTTCTTATCGATATCTTGTACGATACCTTTAAGCTCATCGACAACCTTCTTCAGTTCAGCAGCGCTGTTTTCACGCTCTTGGAGTGTGGACTCAATTTCTTGTAACTTCAATAGTGCTTGTTGGTTTTGGTTGCTATTCACTGAAACCCCACCTTTCTGCTATTTACCATATAAAACCTTTCCGTTTTTGTACCTTTTCATAACCCACATCGAAATGATTCAAAAATTGTAACAGTACTGCTCTGCTCTCCTCGTCTTCTATCTGCCCGTACTGCGATTCGGTATTTACGGTAAACCGCACCTTTCCGTCTTGTTTTAAGTCTAATTCGATTCGAACCCAATCTTTCTGATCTGATTCGAGGTACTGAAATGCAAAGTCGATCAGAAGACCTAATGACAATAATCTATGTATCGTATACGTGTGGTGGCTTGTCCTATTGCTGCTAATCATATTGCTCACTAGGTCACGAAATTCTGCCTTTAAATTATGTTGCTGCTTACTCCCTACTCCGTTCATCGCCAATCTCCTTTCGTTCTCTATTACTCGTTAGGGCAGTCGTAACTAGCACAAGTAGTAAACCGTTCTTGATCGTGATGGTTTGGTACATCCCACTTCGGAAGAGGATGATATCTGATATAATAGAGATATACACTAGTATGATGAATGAGAGAGCTTTAAGTGTTGGGAACACTAGCCTGAATAACAATCCCTGGTGTAGGATAGACGCTGTTATATACGACATATAAGTAACAATGGCATAGAAGACAAGGGTTAAAATGATGGACGCAATCAGATAAATCATTGTTTTCTACCCTCTTTGTCTTATTTATCCCTACTAATATAGAACTTTATAGAGTGTTTTTTGCAATATCTTCTATATTAGAGGTATAAAAATTTTTCTCAAGTGGAGGTTATGTCAATGTTGAAGTATAACAAGCAGATGCACATGAAGGTTATTCTCATTCTCCTAGCAGAAGCGTTAGCCATCTTGATTACAGACTTTGTATCAGCGAACATCGTTCCGATTGAACACACAACTATATCTTATATTGTATGTGGAGCGGTTTTAGCTTTTGCTGTAGTCAGCTCGTATGATTATATTATACGAAAAGGCGCTATGCGTGCCCAACAGGAGCGGCAGGACTTAATGAATACAGCCATGCTTCGCTACAGCACAAAGCATAGAGACCACAGATAACAGGAAGGTAGGTGCTTCAAATGTTTGGATTATCAGAAAGAGAACTAGACGACTACAGAGAAATTGCCCAGGATTTTGCGGTGAGTGAACTAACACCTATGATCGTAGAGGAAGCTAAATTACTAACGGTATTGATTGAGAAGGATGGAAAGCTATTACCCCTCCCGTCTTACATTAACAAAATGATTGGTGATTTAGAGCAGATTATTACGCTAACTACAGTAAATATGGCATGTGACTACGCAGGTCTAGTATCTGAAATGAAACTGAAAGAAGCAGAAATTATTAAGCACTTGCACGAGAAGTACGAATCATATGTAACGAAACAGTTCATCAAATACAATCTATGCTTTACTGTGGAGTCCGCAGATCGTATTGTGGGTGAAATTATCCTGGAACTTCCGTATCTGTACGTAGATGCAGTGGACAATGAGGAGTTCGATGGGGACAAGTACTTAGAGGAAAAGTTAGTGGCTTACAACGAATACTTAGAAACTAACCCAATCTTTGGTGAGGAAGACGAAGAAGAATAGGTGAATTAAAATGGTGACAAAAAAAGAAATCGTACATAAAAGGCGGAAACTCATGAGTCTAGCCGAAAAAAGTCACTCATTTAATAAAGGAGACAAGAGGGTGCATACTCCCAGGGTATGTGTGGTGTGTGGTCGCCCTCTATCCTCTTTAATTATTAATGAGAATAAGTACATAATTATACAGGCTCATACCCGCTATCATTTAAACGAATGGTTTATTATGGACGCTTGTAGAGACATTACATCGTGCTACAGAACACTAAGGCAGAAAGGGGAGCTGATTGAAGATGTCAATGGCTGATAACATTCGTAACGGTATCAACAAGAAGAAGCAGGCTTTCGACAGTGAGAAAGAGCTTCGAGATGTTTTAAACTCTGCTTTAACCAAGGGTGTATTTAAATTCATGCAGCGTATGGATGCAGGTGAAATTCCAATCGATAACATTGCAGACCTACATCGTGTAGTTGGACTATACAAAGAGATGAATGGTATCGCAGATGTTATGGACGGTCAAGGTGCATCAGGAATGCTGCCTGAAATCAACATGCGCCAGGATCAGGTAATGGAAGAGAAGATTCGTGACGGTAAGATGACAACAGACGAAGAAGGCAGAGTAAGTGTTATGGACATGTCAGCGGAAGAGGTTGCAGACTTAATACGAGATATGGATATTGCACAGAACAAAGAAAATGAGGGAACATTCTAATGAACAACAACATCGATGGAAGAATGATCGCCAATGTTGCCAAGCAAACATTCGGTCGAACAGATTTAACAAAAGACGAACTATCATACGTACTGACGATGTTAAACACCTCGTCTTACCTGCTGAAACATCACAGAGTTAAAGGTCATCCAATTACCTTCCACGTTAGCGGACACGAATCTAACAAAGCCCAGGCGCACCGTCCTTGGCAGATACAAATGATTAACGATACACACCCAAACAAAGCAGTTATCAAGTCCCGTCAGTTGGGGCTATCCGAGGTTGGGGTAGGAGAAATGCTATGGTTTGCAGACTTATATAGTTATGCAGGCGTGAAGTGCTTATACACATTCCCGACCAACCGACAAATGAAAGATTTCGTTTCCACTCGTATTAACCCCCTATTAGAGCAAGGTTATTACGCTACAATCTCTGACCCTAAGTTTGACTCGTTGGAGAAAAAGAAAATTAGAAATAGCTTCATGCTGTTCCGTTCTTCTAGTAAGGGCGCTGCGGTAGAGGGTGTCGATATCGATTACCTTTCACTGGATGAGTATGACCGTGTAAATGCTAGTGCGGAAATCTCGGCAATGGAGTCTATGTCATCTTCACAATTCGGTGTACTTCGTAGATGGTCAACACCTACGGTACCGAACTACGGAATCCATGCACTGTATGACCAATCTGACCAATGTGTGTACATGCATAGATGTGACCACTGTGGACACAGACAGCAAATGGATTACGAAAAAAATATCGAGTGTATGGACGAAACGGGTGTCGATGTCCTAGCTAAGACTGTAAAAGACGGAACATTCCGATTTGTTTGCCAAAAGTGCAGGAAGACCCTCGATAGATGGTATAATGGAGAATGGGTAGCTGCTTATCCCGATCGTACTTTAAATAACCAAGGTACTCGTGGCTATCTAATTACCCAAATGAATGCGGTATGGTTCACTGCCGATAAGCTGAAACGTAAAGAGTTAGAAGCTAAATCGAAGCAGCATTTCTATAACTACGTTCTAGGATATCCCTTCCAGGACGTTGCGTTAGCGGTTCAGAGACCTGACGTTATGGACAATAGACGTAGTTACTTAGAGAAGCCATTAATGGACAGAGGAGACTATAGATTCATCTCTGTAGGTATCGACTGGGGTAACCGACACTGGGTTACAGTCCGTGGATTCAGAGACAATGGTATGATCGATATTATCCGTGTATTCTCAGTAGAGCGTGCTAGAGGGGTAGCGAATATCGAAGCGGATTTAGAGAGTATCATTAACCAATTAATCCCTTACAGTCCCGATATTATCTGTGCCGACATCGGAGACAGCGGAAACTACGTGGACAAGCTTATCCAGTTCTTCGGAGTAGGTCGAGTTTATGGAGTTAAAGTTAACCCGAACCCTCGTTCTAATGGACAGATTCAACCTTCATGGTCAGAAGGTCAGTCAAAGGTTACAGTCGATAAGTTAACACAGAACAAAAAGCACATCTCAGACATGAAGATGAAACGCTTAGGCTTCTATAACGCAATCGACCAGGATTTAGAGCTTTACTTGCAGCACTGGATTAACGTTATTATTCGAGACGAAGAGGACGAAAAGACAGGCGAAGTATACCAAATTATTACAGACCGTGGAGATGACCACTACGCTCAATCGTCTGTATATTCTATGGTGGGCATGGATCATGTGTTAGAGCCTTACATAACAAAAGAGCAAGAAAACGCCTTTGGTTACACGACTGTAGACATCATGGCTCCGCAGTCAACAGATATATTTACTCGTAAATACTAAGTTTTTGGGTTCAACCGTTATATTAAAGACGGGTATTAATTACTAAATGAAGGAGTGGAAGTTAAATGTCAACATATAACGTACACGGTGGTCACAATAGTATCGTACAGGGTGCTAACTACGGAAGTCGTAAAGAGCACGTTATGGATCGTCAAGTTAAAGATGCTTTAATTAGCAAGCTTCGTAGCCTTGGTCACACAGTTTATGACTGCACAGACGAAACAGGTTCTACACAAAGCGCTAACTTACGTAACATCGTAGCTAAATGTAACGCACATAGCGTAGATTTAGATATTTCGTTACACTTAAATGCATACAACGGTTCTGCTAATGGAGTAGAGGTTTGCTACTACGACCAACAAGCTTTAGCTGCTAAAGTTTCTAAACAACTTGCAGATGACATCGGTTGGTCTAACCGTGGAGCTAAACCACGTACTGACCTTTACGTACTAAACACTACTAAAGCGCCTGCTATCTTAATCGAACTAGGATTCATCGATAACGAAAGCGACATGGCTAAATGGAACGTAGACAAAATTGCAGACTCTATCTGCTATGCTATCACTGGTCAACGCACAGGTTCTACAGGTGGAAACACAGGTGGAGGTTCTACAGGCGGAAGCACTGGTGGAGGTGGATACGATTCTAGTTGGTTCACTCCACAGAACGGTGTATTCACAGCTAACACTTCAATCAAAGTTCGAAGAGAGCCAAGTGTAAATGCTGAACACCTTCGTACTCTGAACAGCGGTAGTCCATTCACGTACACTTCGTTCGGAATGGAGAAAGACGGTTACGTTTGGATCAAAGGGGTAGACGGTACATACGCTGCAACTGGTGAAACTCGTGACGGTAAACGTATCTCTTACTGGGGAACATTCCAGTAATTCTTTAGAAGCCGACTCTAAATAGGGTCGGTTTTCTTTTATATTAGAGATGATAACTTTGTAGAAAGGATGAAACCAATGTCAAATAACCCTATGGCACGTAACACCATGTACAACAACAACCCTGACATTCTTGAGAAAATCGGGGAACTTGATTTAGCGGTACAAAAGTTAGAAGAAGGATCAGAAGGTAGCGGAGATTTCGCAACGAAAGCTGATATCCAAGGAATGGTTAAGCAGGTTAACAGTACTAATCCCGACCCAAACGGAAACGTAACGTTAACTGGTCTTGTTAAAAAAGTTAACAACACTGCACCCGATGGAAATGGTAACGTTACAATCGCTATCCCTAATGTTACAGGTATGGTTAAACAAGTTAACGGTACTAATCCTGACGTAAACGGGAACGTTACAATCGCTATCCCTAGTGTTGCGGGATTCGTAAAGAAAGTCAATGGTGTAGCACCTGACGGAAACGGTAACTTAACGTTAAACGTATTTACTTCAGGGACAACTGCACAAAGACCTTCTACAGGGACTGCAATTGGGCAGTACTTCTTCGACACAACACTGAATAAACCATTGTACCGTAATGCGGCTAACAATGGATGGGTAGATGGAACTGGTGCCCCTGTAACGTGAGTAGCTTCGGCTGCTCTTTTTTTATTGTCTGTGATATAATGGTAATAGGAGGTGCAGCTATGCGTCCAGGTAAATACAGACTATCTAAAGACGGTGTGGATGAGCTTATGCGAAGGTTGCTTAAGAAGGCAAAAGAATTAGAAGAGCAGGAAAAGACAAAAGAAAAGGGTGTAGCTAGTGACAAGCGTTATAGAGTATGATATAATGTTAATTGTGTTGATTCTTGTCTTTGTAGCTCTTTATTCCGCAATACTCATTCTAGGGTATGTACGGTCGGTAAATGAGCATCGAGAAGGCAGACGAGCAATACATTCGCTAAAAGAGATAGTCGAAGAAGTACTATCGGAAGTAAAGCATACCATTAGAAAGGATGAGATCGAGATGACAAACGAGAAGAAGCATGACGAGTTAGCGGTAGACGGTACAACACAATTGAAGTGGACAAAGGGGTTACTAGCGCCACCAAGCAACCCAGTAAATGAATTAACATTAACTGATTTACTTACAGTAGTACCAACTGACGAAGATTATGACGCAGTTATTGAGTTGCTTACAGACTTGTTCCAAAAGCGCTACGAGGAATATAAATTCCTTATCGCTAAATCTCCTGACGAAGTTAACGATCGTCCGCACCTTTTACAAGTGCAAAGTAACTTCGAAGAAGACCCGTATTTACATAAGTTAATCTTTGCTAAATGTATGAATACTAACCTGGATATGCAAGAGTTATCGAAACGATTTGCGGACTATGCAGCAAAAGGTAACGTAATTAACTTAGGTGAAGACGCAGTTATTATCATTGACGATGGTACAGGTATTCCTTCTACAGGCGTATCTCCTGTCACTAGCGGACTTGAAGACTCAGCTATTACATATATCTTCGGATTCATTAAGAAGTCTAACTATGCAGAATGGCACGAGAAAACATTCCCTAAAACAGAGGAAGCGGAATAATGAGTGAGAATCGCATAACATTAACCGCTAGTTTAATGAACACGTTCTTTATGTTTAAGGAACGTAAGACTGTAGGGCGAATGACAACGGAACACGAAATCTTTATTCCTGCTGAGTTAATGCGTAATGCTGAGGATGAAACAAATGAGTTTATTAAAGTGGCACGCCACATTGGTAGACAAGAGGACTGGGGATGCCCTGTCACAGCTACACCAAAAGTGGTAATGGGTACGCCAGGTACTGAATTTTTATTCACGTTCCAACCCCATACCCAGTTCGATGATATCATAGCGTATATCTCGACTAAGATATAGAGACCTCCTTACGGGGGTCTTTTTTCTTTTTAAAATATTGTTGACATATCGTAAAGGAGCGATTATACTAGGGGTAATCTAGCATTTAACATAAAAAAGATACAGTCGAGGGCTAGTGACCGAGAGGACGGTGTGATCTGTGGTATAATGAGTGTGAGGTTACTAATACCTACAGTAAAGGAGCATACATATGGCAGGTACAGAACGTTTATCATTGGACAAGCTGAACAAACACGAGTTTCCACTAATTAACAGTTTAGACAGAGAGCAGCAAGATATGGTTGCAAAGCTTTATAAAAACCAACGAATCTTCGTAGACTCTGTAGCAGGTTCAGGGAAGACAACAGTTACAACGCAAGCTATGAACGCTTTACTAAAGAAAGGTCTTATTGACAGATTGTATTACGTAGTATTTCCAGTTCAGGAGAAATCTTTAGGTTTCCTACCTGGTGAGGTTTCAGATAAAATCAAAGAATATGCGGTACCGTTTATGCAAGCGCTGCAAAGTGCAGATGTAAACACACAGCATTTAAACTACGAAATGATGACAAACGAGTTTGTCAACTATGACTATAAGATAGCACCACACACATTTATGCGTGGACGCACATTCTCTAACGTAGGTATTATCATTGACGAAGCGCAAAACGCTACGAAAGATGAGCTTAAAAAAGTTTTAACCCGTATTGATGATAGCTGCTATATAGCGATCACAGGTCACAATGGACAAATCGACATCGCTAAAGGTACGTCAGGATTCGCTGAGTATATTCATCACTTCAAGCAAGGTAAACAATCAGGGATTTACCCTAACATTGAATTTGCTAACCTGACACACAACTACCGAGGTGCGTTTAGTTCATTTGCAGACCAACTGTAAATGAAATTAGGAGGAATTACTTATGGTAAAGAAGAAAACGCAAGCTTTTAAAAATGTAACAAAGCCGTTAGGTCAAGCACTAGATTTCCTTGCTCACCTAGAAAAAGGCATTCACACAGGGAACATCGATGTAGACGCTCCCGAAGTTTATAATGGTATTGCAGGAGCGAAAGAGCTTTTGGACGAGTCACTTAAAGCTATCCATGAAATTGAGGATATCAAGCAGGATGAAGCAATGGAAGGTATCCCTAACTTGGATACGCTATTTGCAGGAAATCCTGTAAATGAATACGTGGATGCTATTCTTGCTGTAATCGCTCCGCAACATCCGAAAGACGGTATTAACATGTTCAAGTTGCTTAAAGATGCACAGGCTGCTATGGAAAAATTAGCAGAAAGTCAACGAAAAGCAGAGGAAGTATTGCAAAAGGTAGACAAGAAAGCGGACAAGCCGAAGACAGAGGAAGAGTTCCTTGACCAGTTTGTTGACTCTTTAGACCTTGCTCATGAGGGTATGATCGACTACCATAAAGAATCGTTACGTGATGCGTTCGCACACTTAGACGCATCAGGATACGGAGGAAAGGTTAAATTCTTAATTCCTCTTAAAAAAGGAAACACTTACGCTTCTCTTTACGTTAAGTCGGATTATATCGCAATCCAAGTAGGTGAGGATAAATACGAATATAATCGTTACGAGGTATACGAGGAAGAGTATAGCGCAGAAGAAGCGGCAGTAGAGCCTGTACCATGTCCTGAGGAAGCAGTAGTTCCATGTACGTGCGATGACAAGTCGGACTGCTCTAAACCTTGTGAACGTGACGTAATGGTCGATTTAGCGATTGCTCATTTAACAGACAAGAAAACATTCACAGGCTCCGACTACGATCTAATTCGTTACTTCCTACGAGTGGTAGAAGGCGCAACAGACGAAGACCTACAAGGTTTGTCAAACCGTGCGTTAGAACTAGCGTGGAAGCGTCACTGGTACCTTAAAACCGAAGATAAATAAGTTTAACAAGCCAGTCACAAATTATTGTTGACTGGTTTTTTATTTGTATGCTATAGTGATGTTATACGCTTTATACACACTATAGGGAGATGATGATTTTGACAGAAGATTTTACAACCGTGCTAGACAAAATCGAATCAGGTGAACTTGCACCATCATTTGAAATCGGGCACGTAACTTATTTCATGATTGAGAAAACAGCTTACTCATTTCATTTCTATGCAACATATACGAAAGTAGTACGAAAAGTTGAAAAACCTGTTTTAACAGAGATGTTATATGATCTACGCAACAACAAGTATTACATCCTTCGGAATGGTAGAGAAGTTAAGTTTAGCCTACCTAACCTAGATTTAATTGTTCCTCGTAATTTACTTTACGGGTACAGCAGCTCTAACGACTTCTATAGTTCAGCAGGAGCTAAAAAGTTCCTGGAAGAGATTTCAGTACCTGAAAACAAAGGTATGTACGAGAAGATGGTAAACATCATGGGTAAGATTGGCGAAGAGAAGGTAACGATGACATCCCGCTCTCTTGTACGCCTTATCAAGGAATACAGCAAGTTAGAGCTATTATATAAAGCAGGTCTAGATATTAACGACATCAAAAAGAACTCTGCCCTTCGTGGTATGGTAAAAGCCGCAGCAGCAAACGGAATTAACAAAATTCATCAAATGTTTGGATTAACGAAATCCCAGTATAAGTTCCTGCGAACATTTACAAATAATGCGGACAGACTGTATGGATTGGCAGATCATGCTTCTTTCTTAACACAGAACGCTATGGACATTTACAGAGGGTATACCAAGCAGATTGAAGACTTGCAAGAAGTGTTCCAAATGGACGATCGCTTAAATGTGTTTCTGAATAACGAAACTATAAATGATTTCCTTCTAGCTAACCGAGTTAAAGAGTCGAAAATAGGGCGATACGCAGACGGTTCATTCTTCGGATTTGTTTTCAAGCATAACCACTCAAATACGTATAAACTTATTGAGTACCTACTGTTCGACTGCTATAACATGCAAGGGCTAGATTATGCTAGTGCTTTTGTTACATACAGAGATTATTACAACATGAACGTAGATATGGGTAACACAAGTTTCCATAAGTACCCTAGATACTTAAAAACGTACCATGATATCGTTGCTAGAAATTACAACGTTATGAAAGACCCTGTAGCAGTAGAAGAGTTTGCTAAAGCTGCGGACAACTACCGTGTATTAGAAACAGGTCGATTAGGTGATTACAAAATAATCGTGCCAAAGGATGCTGCGGAGGTTGTAGCGGAAGGTAACGAGCTGCATCACTGTATCGCAAGTTACGTTAGAAAAGTTAACAAAGGTACATCGCAGATCGTGTTCCTGCGTAATAAAGACGAACTGGACAAGCCTTTAGTTTCTGTCGAGATCAGGGACTTTAATGTTGTCCAGGCTAAAGGTTTTGCTAACCGCAATATAACTAAAAATGAGAGAGAAGCGTTGCATATATTCGCTAAACGTCATAAGTTAGGTGTCGCAGAGACACTTTAGTCCACTAACTAGTGTATATTTCATCTCCACTACATCATAGTGAATTTAGAGTGTGTTATAATGAAGATATAACATAACTTATGGCAGAAGCAGGAGGTGGGTGATATGGCTTCAGGAAGCAAGACAAGAACATCTTCCACATATTTACAGTGTACATGCTGTGACAATATAATGAAAATATACAGGAAGAAAAG